GGTGGATCAATCACTATCAGCAACAACATTACATTCCTAACTCCTGAAGAAATTGGTAAGGTTAACCAGCCATTTGCTCACGTTACAGGAACTCGTTCCGTATCTGGAAGCTTCTCATGCTACATCGACGAAGCAACCAATGGAGCCTTAGACCTTTATGAGGACATTCTAGGCGCTGTTGATGCAGATAGAAACGTATTTGCCCTTAACTTCTATGTTGGAGGTAAGGACGGAGCTAACGATAGACCAGCAGGACCTGGTATGCAATTCAAGATGCTACAATCACACCTTGAAGTGCCCACTATGAACCCTGACGATGTTATCAGTCTGGAAGTTAACTTCTCTGCTCTACCTACAACACTTGGTGCAACAGACGAAATTACTTCTGTAACCTACGTAGGTGTTTAAGTAAAAATAGTTCTTGACTTTTAAAGTCATTAACTTTATAATGTAAAAATAGAAAGGGGAGGTTTTTCGTAAACCTCCCTTTTTTGCTGTATATTATGTTAAAGAGAGATACAAACGTATACTTGCAGACTGCTACAAACTCATTCTATAAACTCCCTGTTTATAATGACCTGTCGTACTCCCAAGTTTATTCAGAAGAGCAACTAAGTAAGAAAACTCTTCACAATCCGGATAACTTATTAGCCGATGGATTCGCTTCTGGTTTGAATCCAGGTAACTTTAGCTTCACTATTCCAATCATAGACACTACAATTGCTCAGAACTTAGCAGAATTATTCGCAGAACATAATCCCTCTGCTAATACTATTTATATAGAGAATGATGGAACAATAGTAAGATTAAACAAGTGCGTAGTACAGAATGTAGTTTTTAACTTCTCAAAGGAAGCAATAAGCACCTTAACAGTTTCAGGAAGCTTTGCTAGCACTTCCAATTCAACTCTTCCAGTACTTACTATACAGAATCCTGGAATAGTATATACATTCGTAGAGGGACTAGAAGTTCGAGTTAACGGAGACGAAGTAGAGAATATTACTAGTATCAATATAGAAATCTCTAACGAGGTAAACTGGCTACAGAATCAGACAATGCATGACACTGCTCCAGTTGCTAGAGAAAACTTTGTAGTTTCAGAAAAAACAGTTTCAGCTACAGTAGTAGCAAACCAACCAATCAGTAATGCTGAATACTTCAATAACACTGCAGTGGTTATGACAATAAGATCCACAAATTCTAACTTCCTAGTATTTACTTTCAATCCAAGTATTGTAAGCACTAGGAACCAATTAGATGAAGTAACCAAGAAGGGTTACGACATAAGAGCAAAAGACTATACTATAACATACAGAGGAGTAACAATAACATGAAATTAAGAGATTTAATCGTTGATACAAAGACCGTTTGGGTACCATTCGACGGTTATGAAGACTTTGAAGTAGAACTGGCCTACATTCCCCGTACAGAAATGACCAAGATGGTGAAGGAATGCCAAAGAACCAAGATGAACAGAGCCACAAGGCAGATTGAAACAGAACTAGACCAAGAGAAGTTCCTATCGACCTTTGTAGAGCGCGCCATCAAGAACTGGAAGGGCCTAACCCTGAGTATTCTTAGCGATTTTGTTCCTATCGACTACAATCCTGAAGATGCGGACAAGGAACTAGGTTTTGATAGCGACAACGCTATTTTCCTAATTAAGCAGTCCCAGATGTTTGATGACTGGGTAAACGAGAAGATTAACGACATCGACACTTTTCGTAAATGAGGAATTAGATGAGCTATGGAAAAGGCTCAAAAAGTGGCTCGCTAACGCGGGCAACAAAACCTCTCTAACAAAAGAAAAAATACTATCCATGTATGAAGGCAGGGAAGATCAGATAAACTGGGATAGAATTCCCCCAGATTTGGACGACTTCCCTGTCGACGTACAAAAAGCCATTATATGCTATAATAAGTTTGGCGACAAGATAGTAAGTGACATAGGATATATTGGTAAGGATTTCACTTTACTAGACATAATAATAGAAGTAGAGTTCGTTTCTAATAAAGCAATATTTATTGAAACCCTACTTAGGCTAGACGCGTTTTATATCGAGAAGAACAGTAAAGATATGGAACAGGCTAGAAGACGAGCAAAGAATGGCAAAGGCTGATGTAGTATTTAGAATAGTAGTTGACGGTAAAAATACTATTATCGAGGCTGTTTCCAGTACTAAAAAATTACGTGAAGAGATAGATAAGACAACTCAATCTCAGAACAAAGCGAATGCATCCTCTGAAAACCTGCGCAGAACGCAGGAAAGAGGCGTGTATGGTACAGCCAACAATGCTCGTAACTTCTCAAAATTATCACAGACCATCGGAAGCGGTGACAACGGATTAGTGGGTGCGTATGCTACATTAGCTGCGAACACATTTGCCGTTGTTGCCGCTTTTACTGCTTTACAGAGAGCTTCGGATTCTCTGAAGATCATGGCAGGTCTAGAAGCCCAAGGCGCTAGACTAGGTCAAACACTTTCTATCACAGCTAAGGGTATCAGAGAAGTAACCAAGGACGCCGTTTCTATGAAGCAAGCGATGGCTTCTACTGCTCAGTTAACTGCTGGTGGATTTGGGCAAAATCAGATTCTTGAACTAACCAAGGTTGCTACAAACGCATCAGGTGCTCTAGGTAGAGACCTTGCAGACGCTATGGATCGTCTAACACGAGGTGTTACCAAGCTAGAACCCGAACTTCTTGACGAACTTGGTATCATGACCAAGATTGATGAAGCGTCTAGAAAGTACGCTGTTGCCAATAACAAGGCTGCGGCCAGCTTAACTGCTGCCGAAAAGAGACAAGCCTTTATGAACGCTGTTCTTGATGAAGGTGAAAGAAAGTTCGGAGGAATTGGTGAAGCTGTAGATCAATACAACGCTTACTCAAGACTTGCAGCAGCTTCCACAGACTTATTTAACACTTCTATAGGTGCTCTATCGGTAGTATTAGCTCCGGTAGCCGAATTCTTTGCGTCCAGTGATCTAGCAATAGTAGCCGCCATAGTACTATTTGCATCCACAATTAAGGATCAATTAATCCCTTCATTATCAAAAGCGGCGATCTTGCAAAAAGCCCTGGTTGAAGACAAGCAAGCTGACCTGGTAGGCAGAGCTGAATCCTTTGCGGAAAAGGCTGCTAAGGTCGAGGATGCACAGTATAGACAAGGCCCTGCAAGCAGAAGGGATGGGAGACCCGGGTTCCTTCCTATGCTTGGGGCGGACGAACTAAACGATCTTACTAAGAAGATCACAGAAGGAACTGTAGCGTCTGAAGATTTCTCTAAAGCTCAAGAAAAGTTAGGTAGACAACTTACCAGTGTTAGCTCCAGAATGGCTGACGCTGCTACGAGTGCTGAAGAATTTGATCAAATTCTAAATAATAAAGAGACCTTAATGGACGCCTATGAAAGAATAGGCGAACTAGCCTCTGCCCACTATGAAAAGGAAGCAGCTGTTAGCGCAAGCACCGCTATGGATCTTGCTCAAAACGTTACATTAAGCAATCTAATTCCTACTCTTAAGGGAGTTGGAGTTCAATTAGCTATGCACTTCAGAAGCCTACAAGCCGCCTCAGCGGCTACGGCTACGGCTACTGCAGGCACACGAAGCTTTGCTTTCGCGCTAAGTTCTCTAAAGAACGCAGCGGCAACCGCAGCCGTTGGTATCCGTGTTCTAGGTGTAGCAGCACTAAATCTTTTACCTATTATTGGACAAATAATGTTCTTCTTAAGCCTATTTTCAGGGGCGCTGGAATACATTAACGACCTTCTAACTTCTAAGGAGAGCAAGGCTTACGCTACAAGCTTAAGCGAGCTAACAGAAATAACTGCAGCCGCAGCAGACAAGGCTCGAGAATACTCTAGAGCCCAAGAAATGGCCGTTACTAACGCTACAAGCCAGATAGCCGCGCTAAAGTTAACCGGAAATGCTGTAGAGGAAGTATCCGCTAAGTTCGACGAACTGATGAAGAACTATGAGAAGTCTGGTTCCGAAGGGTTCTTTGCTAACCTATTTAGAGCTGCGACACTAAAGGATCTGGGACCACAAATAGCTGGGGACTCTTCAAGTGAAGCCCTTAGAGCCGCAGCCGATGCACTTCCAGATAGCTCTAATGTTTTCAGAAACGTTAAAGAGTTCGAAAACCTAGGAGCTTCTCTAGACAGCCTTGCAACTATTTATGGCGTAGTAAACGACCAAAATAAGGCGTATATTGATTCACGAGTAAAAAGCATAGACTTTGATGGAGAATATCAGGAAGTAGCTAAGGCTGTTGGAGAGGTCATAAAGACTGTCTCCAGCAGAACAAAGAACCTGTCCTTAGACATTGAAGGTCTGGCAGAAAACTATAAGAACCTCGAAGACGCTACAACTAGCTATATTCAATCTGCTACCCAAAGCACTCCAGTTGACCAATTACTAAAGACTCTATCTTCTTCCAACGCAAGCATCGAAGCTCTTCGTATACAAATGCAAAAGGGAGCCATAGACTCCGTTGCTTTTGGTAGAAGCCTTACAACACTAGGTGCACAGAGTAAGAATCTACTGGGGGAATCCCTAGTGGACATTATTGACTTCGACAACTTGAATGCTCAAATAACAGCTCTCCAGGATAAGAAGGCAGACGGTCAGAAGATCGACGAGTCTGCTCTATATAATCTTACTAAGCAGTCTGAAATCCTGGCCACCAAGATTGGTCCAGAGATTCAGAAAACTTTAAGAGCCCGTGAAGAAGAGATAAGAAATATTCAAGTTGGTTTTAGACTTAATAAGCAGATTCTAGAACTTGAAAAGTCCAGATTTAAAGTTGTATCTGACCTATTCGATGTAGGTGCAGAAGGCTTCCTTGCACGTGAAGCACACGAAGAAAAGCTTAGAAACTTCCAGGCTACGGAGTTAGATATGGAGGCAACTATACTCAAGGTAATGCAAACGCAGGCCCAAGTGAGTATAGAAGCTCTAAAGAGAAAGCAAGCAGAACTACAAATTCAGCTTATAATGAACTCTCTATTTAAGGAGAGTCTAGACACTCAGGTTCTTTCAAGCAAGCTTGGGGACGCTGCAGCTCTTGGCCCTGTTGGTAAGCTAAGCCTATTCGCAGAAATAAATGAACAAGGAGCTCAGTCCTCCGAAAGAGTTAAGCAGATACAGACTGAACTGGCAACAGTTCAAAGCAGTATTGATTCTGCAAGCGACTCTATGCGCGATCTGAACGACGCAATCTCTTCCCTAGAAATTCAAAAGTCTGCTATTCTTGCCCAGAACCTTACTAAGGCTCAACTTGCTGCAAAGGCCGCGGGTGAAGAGTTCAAGGTAACACAAGAATTCATGCAACAGATAGAGGAACTATCTAACGCTCAACTAAGTGTTACAAGAAAGATTGCAGACTTTAATAGAATTATATCGGGTCAAAACAACCAAATTCTTGATTCTGCACTGGAAGCTAAGAGAGCATACGAAGATACTCGTAGAACTCTAATCCAGAATCTTGCTCTAAAAGCAACTGAGTTAAAGATTGTAGAAAAGAACGTAAGCGCTGGCAAGGCCAGAGGAACTCTTGATGCTCTGCAATTAGCAGCGGCAGATAGAAAGCTGGATGTTGCACAGGCAGAACTTTATAATGCTGAACAGATTCTAAAAGTAAAGCTGCAAGAAGCCGAAGTAACCGCTAAGCTTGAAATTCTGCGTTCATCTATATTCGATGTAACAAAGAACACTCTTGAATGGCAGCAACAAGCTCTTTCCTACATGCAGAAGGAAGCCGAACTAGCTGGAGATATTCTTGAAAAGCAACAGGGGATCGTTGATACTCAAATTGAAAGAGCACGTATTCAGTCTGGGCTTCCTACAACTGACCAGACAAACCGTAATGACGAAGTAAGAGCAGCAACGCAGGCTTTTGCTATCGCAAAGGCACGCGCTCAAACCCAGATCAGCGTTATTGACGCAGAATACGCTCTTCTTGAAGCTCAGAAGGCTGCTCTACAAATAGAACTCAAAACACGTCTCTCAATCCTAAGAACATTCCCAGGAATGTCAGAAGAGTTCCTTGCTCCTCTGCAAAAGGCTGTATCAGTTCTGGATTCTGTAAACGTTGGAAAGCTTCGTGATCAAGCAGTAGAGGGAATTCGTCTAAGTGTTGAACTCGAAGGAGAAAAGCTAGCTACAGCAGTAGCTCGTGCGAACGCGCCTACTACAAATGAAGGCCTAGTTGGACAATTAGGTGCATTCAGAAGAGACATGAGAGAACGTGAAGAAGCCACTGCAAAGGCTCTTAACGAGCTTGCAGCTCCTTTCATCTTAGCTTCTGAAGTAACCCTTCCAACAACTCTGAAGACTGGTGTAGAAAACCTGGAACAAGGAATTGTTGACGCTCTTGTGCAGGCAGAAGCGAACGGACCAGCCGCAAGAATGGCTGACGATGTTCGTGATATTGCAGAAGTAGTAACAGGTAAGAAGCGTGGAAACGTAAGCCTTACAGATCCTCTAGGCGGCAAGGGCACGATCACTTCTGGATATGGGGCACGCAATGCTCCGAAGGCTGGCGCTTCTACGTACCACCAAGGTATAGACATTGGAGCCAAAGCTGGAACTCCTATATATGCTACCGTTGACGGCACAGTAACTGATGCTCGTTATATGAACGGGTATGGTAACACTGTGAAGCTTGACGGGGGAGACATAGATACCCTTTCAGCCCACATGAGTGAAATACTTGTAAAGGTTGGACAGAGGGTAAAGGCAGGTGACATTATTGGTAGAGTGGGTTCCACAGGAAACTCTACTGGACCGCACCTCCACTACGAAGTAAGCATAAACGGTAAGAAGGTTGACCCTCGTACACTTCAAGGACAGCCAGTTCCTATAAACATCGAAGCCAGAGTAAGTAACTCTAGCACTGCTACCGGCGTAAGTGTAGACGACGTAAAGGGTACAGCTGAAGCTCTAGCAGAGAAGTATCCAGCGGCTTTTGCCGACTGGAATGTGAGCGCAGAGCAAGCTAAACTAACTCTAACAGAAATAACTAGTCAAACACTTGATCTGTCCGGAATAGTAGAGCAGATGAAATCCATGGATCCTTTCTATCGTATGGCACAAGGTGCTAGAGATTTCAGACAGGCTTTTGCGCTTCTATCTACGGATATAATGAGTCTTGCTCAGAAGATGGGCCCAGAAGGAGAAATTATAACAGCACTTGGACAGGGACTAAATAACATCGCCCTAACCGCAGAAAATGCTTTCTCCACAATAGCAGAATCTAATAAAGTTCTGAATAGTGCAGGGGCTACTGAAGAACAGAGATTTGCGGCTAGTGTTGATAAGTGGTCCGCTATGGGAGCAGTAGCAAGCCAAGTATTCTCTACTATTTCTTCCATTACTCAGGCAGCATCTGATGCTCGCGTAAGAGGAATTGAAGCTGAAATTGCAGCTGAGCAGAAGAGAGATGGCAAGTCTCTAGAAAGTCAGAAGAAGATTGAAGCTCTTGAAAAGAAGAAAGAGCAAGTACAACGTAAGCAGTTCAATCTAAATAAGAAGATGATGATGGCTCAAGCTGTTATCGCTACGGCCACAGGTATTGCTCAAGCACTTACTCTTGGACCTATCGTAGGCCCTATTATGGCCGCTGTTATTGGTGCTATGGGTGCCGCACAGATCGCGCTTATAGCAGGAACCTCCTTCCAGGGAGGATCTTCTTCCGCTCCAAGTACTTCTACTCCATCCTCTATTACTATTGGTAGAGCTGGAAGCTCAGTAAATCTTGATAAGCCAAATGCAAATGCAGGGGGTGAAATCGGATACCTAAGAGGATCTTCTGGAACCGGTGGAAACTCAAGTAACTTCAGAACTATCGGTTCCGCCTACGGCGGTATGACAGATCGTGGTTACGGACACAGAGCCTTCCTAGTTGGTGAAAAGGGTCCAGAAACTATAGAAACCAGTGAACCAATGAAGGTGAAGCCTTCAATGAACTCAGGAGAATCTGGCAATACCTTCATCGTTCAAGCAATTGATGCGAAGAGCTTTGAGGAAATGCTAGAAAACAACCCAGGACCAATCATTCAGGGTCTACAGAGAGTTGCAAACTCTAATGGAAAGCCCTTCATGGAAGGTGTAGATACAAGATCCTTCGGAGGTAAGAAAAGATGATCTCTAACATACTACCAGCACCGGGGACTCTAATTAACTCGGCAGGTATACTAGACCCAAACGGTATGCCTGCCCCAGGGTTCAGCGGACTAAATATCAGAATGAACCAGAGCTCAGATGTGCAAAGGTCACGCTCTAACAGAGGCCTAGTAATATCTGGCTCTGAGTACTACTGGTCATTTCAAATCAACTATCACCCAATGACAGTTGAAGAATATGAAGCCATCGAGTGCTTTCTACTTGCAAACAACACGAAGGTAAATCCTTTCTATGTTACTTTGCCAAACTATTCCGCACCCAAGCCAGCAGGATTTAACTCCTTCCAGGTTGCTACTCCAGTAACAGTTTCAGGAACACACTATGCTGGAGAGACTCAGGTTCTTGTAAACTCTACTAACGCAACCCTTATTCCCGGTTGCTTTATAAACTTCAATGGAGAAGATGCTTTACATAAATCAGTATATAAAGTAGCAAGAGTAGAGACTCCCGCAGTTTCTAGTGGAGAATCAGTTCCCGCGGGCAAACTGAGATTAACTATTTTCCCACCTCTTCAAAGAGACCTTACGGGAAGTGTTAGCGTTCAGTTTACAAAACCCCTGTTTAGAGTAATACAAAGAAGCGAGCTAAACCCTGAATTCGATCAAAATAACACTGTAACCTTTGGACTCAGTGTAGAGGAAATATTGCCATAATGAGATTAATTGACCAAGATATAGTAGACTATTTAAGAACAAGAAAACCTTATAGTTACGCACACTTAGTTAAATTTGAAAGACCCATAATTAGCACTCAGGAACTTGATGTTTCCGAGAGAGAATTCGTGTACCTAACAGATAGTAGTATTGACCTATACTTTAGAGACCCTAGAGTAGACTCCAGTCCATCCAATTTAGCGAATAAGTACCGTGCTAATAGACTAATCTCTATACCGGATGTTTCAGAGTACTCACAAGCTAGAGCAACTGCGGTAGATTTAAGACTAGATGGAAATGCGATTGGTGCTACTCTAGCTGATGCATGTAATATAACAGGTTCAGGCGACTCAAGAACTATTACGTTCTTGAACATAAACGTATATGATAAGGGATTCGTAGAAGGTGATAAGATCACCGTATATATAGCTTCATCTGAATACACTGTAGAAATTATTGGCTTTCCTGAAGACAATCAAATGTCTGTAAAAGGATCTCTTCCACTAGGTTCAAATAACATTTATGTAGAATTGGACTCTGAGGAGTTAGTTTCAATATTACAGGATAAGAGTAGCCCGGAGTATGCTAGCTTTATAAATAGAGAGGTCCTAATCTACAAAGTGTTCTTTGATGAAAACAATGTTAGAGTAGGAGAGCCTTACTACTTGTATAAGGGAATAATTCAGAACGTAAGTATTGAGGATAATGATAACTCTATTATAGTTAACTGGACTATGAATAGTCACTGGGGAGACTTTGCTGAAGTTCGCGGAAGAATCACTTCTGACGAGTTCCACAGAGCCCTAGATGAAAGAGGTATTCCTCAACCGGATGTAGCAATTCGTAGAGATTACGCATATGACAAGGGATTCATTCACTCGGATACTGCTATTAACATTGAGGCCAACTATACCGTCCAAGTAGAAAAACAGGACATTAAGTACAAGAAGGGCTTCTTTGGTATCGGAGCAAAGGTAAAAGTAAAGAAATACTTTGAGGCGGAAGGTCGCCAGACTGAGCTAGACTTCCAGCTTCAAGGTAAATCCCTAGATGTTATCTATGGCGTTCGTCCCGCCGAGGGTTCTCCTGTGTTTGCTGATACACTGAATAATAACTCAAATAAGGTGTATGTAATATATACTATATGTGAGGGAGAAATCGGTGGTATCTATGACTTCATTATTGATGACAAAACCCTGATATGTTCTAACCAGGCAGACTTTGATGTTAGAGGCCAGCAGACTGCCGAAAATAACATTGACGTTATATGCTACGGCAGATCAGACAGAGGCGACGTTCTAGAGGGTGTAAGATCTGTTAATAACACGGTAACTGATTTCTTCAATACTGACTACTTAACATATTTTAATGAACAGAGCTTTACTAATCTTATTAACTATGAAGGCTTCATACAGCCTTTAGGTACGAGTGTCAGCCCCACTTCTGTTGGTCTAAGACATGAGAATTCTATAAAGCTAACTAGCCCAATTGATGTTACATTCTCTTTTTATGCTGGCAGGGCAGAACAAAAAGCTGCCCCCAATCTTGTTCAAATAGCTTCCACAGGGGGCTTCAAGATTCAGGCTGACTATTGGAGTGGACCTGATACATTTGAATATTGGGGTCCCAATCATAGGTTACTTGATACAGCATACTTAGTAGGGGAGTACACCATATCCGAAGGAGAAACAACTATACCTAACACAAAGTTAATTGTGAAGGGCAAGTTTGTTCCCTGCTATAACTATGATAACTCTTACCAGCATTATGAAAATGCTTCAGGGGAAAACCCTGATAATTTTAATGAAGGTGATCTAGTAGATATTTATAGTAGCACAGGTACTCTTTTAGATTCTAACCTTAGAATTATTAATAAGTTTTTTATTGTGGATAGGTCAGGCATTAATCAACCTAGATTCTCTCTAGATAGACAACCTAATTTGGGTTACATAGAGGGAATCCCCACTACTACGAAGTTCTATATGCAAAAAGGTGGTAATAACTGGACAATGGTTACTTATAATCATGTCGAACACTCGGGCTCTATATCAATTAGTAATCAGATTCCTATTGCTAGTGTGGATACATCTGGCCCTACACTCTCAGTGAATATCGCACCTTCAAATTCATTCCCAGCAGCAGTAAATGCTAGGTTTAATAGTCCGGACGGTTTTTATAACTCCAACTATTCCCTAACATTCAAGCTACCTACAGAGGCTTACTAAATATGTCATTTCTTAATCTTAGGTCTTTAGCTGCACGCACTGTAACTAGTGGCAGCGTAAATACTATTATACCCTCTTCTATAGGAAGTATATCACCGAGTAATTTAGTTCTAGATAATTCCGTGGTTCTCGCCGCTTCTGCTAGTTCAGCAGATAACTACTATAACGGCTATACTATGGAATTAACCAAGATTCTCCCTAATGGTAAGTCACACGTACAACAGAGAAGAATAATTCAGTATGTCGGCGCAAGTAAGAGGGCGGTTATAGATGGGGTTTGGGATAGTGGATTAGAACCTAGACCCGGAGATACTTATAAGTTAATTCTTGGAGAGCCAGATACACGAATCACAATTAATCCTGTGATGCAAGTTTTTGACTATATTACCTCTAGCAGATATGGTAGAGGTCTACACCCTGAGAACGATTTTATTCTATCCACAGTAAAAGATACTGCTTTGAAGTGTGATGCTAAATCCGATGTCAGTTTAAAATGCACCTCTGCTGTTTCAGTTTCTGCAGATGCAGTATATACTTATACACCTGCAAGTGTACTAATTTGGGAAGGCACAGTTAGAAGCTCTGTTAATTCCCAATATGTGGGCTTTACTAAGTGTATAGGAAAAATAACTAATAAATGGAATTCATGGAAAGAGTATAAAATAAATGAATTAGTGTATCATAATAATAAGTTTTATACTGTCACAACTGCAGGAGCTAAGCCCGCTGCTCCAGTACACACAAGTGGTACAGTTGATGGTTTAGCCTTCACTTCCTCCATAAGTATATCAAAGGTATCCGGAACTGGTCCGTCTACTTTAAGTTTAGATATTTCAAACGGGAACCCAGTTTTAGCACTAAACTCTAATGGTGCTGAAATCTCCGGGTATAGTTTATATGACTCTGATAGTGTAGACTATTGGAGACTTTTAGGCTGGGACCAACATTCTCAAAATTGTGTTACACAATATCAAACAAACTTCACCATAGACACAAGTACTCCGATGTTTGATAACATTAATATGATGTTTGAGCACTTCAATGGAATATTTGTTTACTCCCAGGGTAGGTATGCTTTCAAGTTAGAAGAAATAGAAACAGAATTCGTTTCCGTTACCGAGGAGGACATAATTGGTAAAATATCATTTGTGGACTCTGGTATCAGTAAGTCGTTCAATTCAGTTTCTGTGTCATATACAGACCCTGCAAATAATTTTGAGTCTAAGAACCTATCTCTTTTCAGTGAGACTTTCCTCAAGCAGGATCGTAATGTTTCGAAAAAAGGAAATATCACGGTTGTGGGATGCACAAATTATTACAATGTGAGACTTCTCGCTGACTCTTACCTAAAGAAGTCACGAAGAGATGCATCTATTAGTCTGACTCTGTTCCCCGAATTCATTGTTCTCGAGCCTGGGTCAGTAATAGGAGTCACGTATCCTAGATATAAGTGGGACGGTAAGCCTTTTAGAGTTAATACAATGACTATAAAGCCAGACGGACTCATAGAAATAGTAGCAGACGAATATGACAGTTCGTTCTATTCTCTAACAAATATGAACAAAACGCCCGCAGTAGCGAATAGGTCTTCCACTTCTTATACTGCTATACCTGCTCCTACTAATCTTAAAGCGACTAATGACACAGATTCTAATGAACAGAAAGACGGAATTATTGTTTCCTGGACAAATCAACCCGGACTATCTCTTACCACAGATATAGAAATTCAGGCCTCAGATAATAATCAGGCGGAAATGACAGCAATAACTATTTCTGATGGAACTAAGGTAACTTTTTCTGCACCCCATGGATTATTAGTTGGAAATAGAATAAAAGCTATTTCCGCAGGTAACGGAATTATTCCTAATACAACATATTATGTAAAGACAGTGGTAAACCCCACCACAATTACCCTGTCTTCAACTCTAAACGGTACTCCTGAAACACTAACTAATGGTACAGAATTAGAAATAAAATTTGATTCTTTCTTTATAGTTGGAACAATATCTTATCCGGAGACCCAGTTTTTACACACATTTCCTAATATAACGGATGTAACCACTAAATATTATAGGGTGAGATACAAGGCTAGAAAAATATGACTAGAGTTATTTATTCGACATTTACAGAATCTACACCTGGAACTACGAGTCCTGCACTAACTGCGGAAGAAATTGAAGAAATAAATGCGTCTATAGCAGGTCTAGTAGACGACGGGATTTTGTCGTCATATGAGAAGAGAACTTACTTTGTAGCTAAGATGATTGAGCTAGACCAGTTAGCAGTATCCCTTATAGCAAGGGCTACAGCTTCTGAAATAAGCACAACAGCTATAGTGGCTTCAAAAAACACACATGATACGTATCTAAGTACTCTTAGCCCTGCCTGGGATGACCTTCTTTTTGATACAGAAGTTAATAGAACTATTCTATTAGCTAATATTGAGGATTTTACACAGCAGATAGCCAATCTGCAGGCAGTTCTATATAGTACAATCATAATACCTAAAGGTATTTATAGTCCTACTACTACCTATAATCCAGGAGACGCTGTAACTTATTTAGGTAATGGCTACATAAGAATAGGTAGTGGCCCGACGACAGGAATTGATCCTACTAATACCACTTTCTGGAAAATATACGTTAACAAAGGAGATTCTGGTTTAGCCTTCTTATTAACTAACGAGTCTCATATAGTATCTGCGGATACTGATGGGGGATCTTATTCACTCGTAGGTGCTGGTGGCGCCTTTAAGGTATTTGATGGTTTCACGGAAGTGACTTCCTCAGGAGTTACATATTCAGTAGTAGCACCGACCACTAAGAACGGTCTTACTATGAGCATAAATTCCTCTACAGGAATTTATTCACTATCTGGTACGGAATGGACTTCCGACTCTGAAACATTCTTATTAAGAGCCGTATATAGTGGTATAACTGTTGATTTAGTTTATAGTATAACTAAGGCCAAATCAGGGTCCATAGGCCAAGATGCTAAGACTCTAACTCTTATATCTGATAGACAGACTATAGCGTATAACGCTGCAGGATTGCCTACGCCTTCTGTACAGACTACAACCTTTACAGTTAACAAACAAAATACTACAGAACCTGTAACTTGGAGTATAACGGACGCAAGTGGAACACCAATGACTCCTGCGTCTTCGTACCTATCAGCGGTTTCCGAGGGTATAGTTACTATGACAGAAAGCCAGTTCAATTCTGCTAGAAACGGTACTGCAGGGGTTATAGTAACTGCTTCTATTACAGATGGCGTAACTTTTAGTGACAAAATAAGCGTTGTAAGAGTACAGGAAGGTGCTACAGGTTCCCCAGGAACCCCTGCAGTTACTGGCTATCTTACTAATGAGAATTTTTCTCTATTCGCATTTGCCAATGGAAACGTGGTAAGCTATTCTGGTGCTACAGGTAACTTCGTAGTATTTCAGGGTTCTACTAATGTTAGTACAAGCTTTTCGCTAAGTACCCTATCAAACCCCCAGGCATTGACTGTTAACTATTCTGGACAAACCTATACGGTTACTGGTGGTATGGACAATAATGAGGACACAGCCACTCTAACTATAAGAGCAACAGGTACAGTAAGTCCCTTCATTGGTGTTACTATTGATAAAATATTTACTTTAGTTAAAGCTAAAGGTGGATACGAAATAGTTAGCACTTTACCAACTACTAATCTTTTTGAAGGTAGAATGGTATTTTTAACCACAGATGATAAGTTATATAGGTATACAGGATCAGCTTGGACTGCTGCTGTACCCGCAGTAGATATTACAGGACAGTTAGCCGATGCTCAGATAGCGGCACTGGCAGCCTCTAAGGTAACTGGGCAGCTTTCTAACGCCCAGATAGCCGATTTAGCTGCCGCAAAGCTCACAGGGCAAATTACCCAAACCCAAATCACTGATAACTCAATAAGCACTTCTAAATTAGCTGCTACAGCAGTAACAGCAGATAAAATTGCTTCATCTGCTATTGTTGCAGATAAGATTGCTTCCAATGCAGTAACTGCTGTTAAGATTCAAGCAGGTGCTATTGAAACAGCAAAGATAGCAGCGGGGGCTGTTACAGCGGGGGAACTAGCTGCAGGGTCCGTTATTGCAGGTAAGATTGCTGCTAACGCAGTAACTGCTACTAACATTGCATCCAATTCTATTATAGCTGATAAAATAGCTGCAGGGGCTGTTACAGCAGCTAAAATTGGAGTAACAGAACTTACAGCTATTACAGCCAATATAGGTGAGGCCACAGCAGGTGTTCTTAGAAACTTTGGAAACACTACAAGAATAGATTTAAACGCAGGAAGAATCATATTTGACAACGGAACCTATCTTAAAGCCAGCGGCGTAGGTTTCGGGACCAGTAACCAGTTTATTGAGTGGTTCGGAGTTAGACCTAGTGGCGGAAATCTTGCTTTGTGCAGTGAGGCCAATGCTATTCAGTATCTAAAGACTAACGGAGATGCGTATTTTGGGGGTAGCTTATCAGCTGGATTACTAAGAAATGCAGCCACAGCTACAGGATTACTGTCTACTGAGACTATAGAACTTGGTCCTTTTGGTTCTAACGGAGATACTCGAGTAGTAGTAGTATCTTATACTTATAGCGAGTATTTAGAAATAATCAATGCAGCAAGTTGGTCCGGCACCCCTTCTGCCGCTCTAATTTTGGAAAGATGGAATGGTTCTTCCTGGACCTCATTAACTACTTTCTCTGCTACGGGTAGCGTATTTGGTGTGGACGGATTCAGTGAATCTGAAAGAGGATATATAAGTATTGGAATGTCCGGGTCTACTACTTTTACAGACACTAGTGGGGGAACTAGTATAAGATATAGGGCCAGATTAACTTCTAGAACTCTACCAACGGTAACAAGTACTATATCTTCCGGAGGCCCCTATATTCCAGAACAACAACTAGGCATTATATCAACAGAAGAATAAGGAGACTAATAATGAAATTACTACCTAATACTAGATTTATACAGAGCCCCAATGTTTCAGGGGTTCTGAGCAAACCAACCCTATTAGTTTTACACTACACTGCGAGTGGGGACTCTGAGGATGGGGACGCTAAGTATTTCCAAAGACCTGCTGCTAAAGCCAGCGCTCACTTGGTCATAGAAAGAGACGGCTCTATAGTTCAATGTGTACCTTTTGATAGGGTAGCATGGCACGCAGGTGCGAGCTCTTGGGACGGAAAAACCAATTGTAACTCCTTCTCTATCGGTATAGAAATCGACAACTGGGGACTTTTGGAAAAGAGAGGAAACGGAAAGTTCTATTCTCATGCAGGAACAGAAGTCCCTGCGGACCAAGTGTTCGTAGGAAAGAACAAGCTAGGTAATGGTATGTATTGGGAAGCTTATCCTAAGGTACAGCTAGACGCAGTGGAAAATGCAATTGAGCAAATATTGAAGGCCTACCCATCCATCACAGAAATTGTTGGACACGAGGATATTGCCCCACGTAGAAAGATTGACCCCGGTCCTGCTTTATATAGATTCATAGAATCTATGAAGAGCAGATTCTTCTACAACAGACAAGAAGAAAAGACATTCAGAAGAAAAGTAACTGCTTCTCCCCACCTGAATGTGCGCTCTAGCCCCAATGGTAAGATTATTGGTACAGTACTGTATAACACAGATGTGGACATACTCTATACTGAAGGAGTGTGGGCACGTATTGTCTCACCTTCTGGATGGATTCACAAATCCTATCTCAAATAAAAAAGGCCGGGGAGATTCCCCGGCCTCTTCTTTTATAGGTCACACCCTCCAGCGGAACAGGCCAATTCTTGAGAGCCTGTGGTCTGGTCAGTCTTTTCATATTCCTTAAGGAGAGTCCAGTCAATCTCTGGAAGCGGATTCTCTCTAACGAATTTGTCAAACTCTTCCTTCGTAACTTCCTGATAGGGTGCTTGTTGATAAGTACCACCATCGTGAGGCAAGAAGGAAATTCCACTTACGCTGTCAAAGTTCTTGTATACCCAAGCACCAACTTCCATCCACTCTTCTTCGCGAACGTCAATGGTTACTGAAGGCTTGTGCTCACACCAGTGATCTTGGAACAGCTTCCAGACTTCGAGAGCCTGTAGAGCTGTTTGCCCGTCTCTGGTAAGAGCTCCATCTGGGGCTTCTTGAGCAAAGTAGAACACCGTGGTGCTATCAGGCTCAGTAACAGAAGGCTCGTTAGGAACTCCCTGATCCTTCATGAACTGAGTGATAGGATCGTTATTAGCGGAACGTACGGAACGAATTACGTACTTACCGTGCTGAGCGTGGAGACCACCCTTACCTGCTCTTGTAAGCTGTGAAACAGTACCACTTGGCTTGTTACAAGTAGTAGCAGCGGAAACTGGAATACCTAAGTAGCCAGCCCACTCTGCGTTGGTCTCAAGAACAGTATCCTTCAGTGCTTCAAGATTGTCCGCTGTAAGAACATGGAGAGCGTCAGCCACCCCAGTAATGCTTACACCAAGAAGTCTTTCTTCCTCACAGTTTTCTCTCCAGATTGGACGTAGATAACCGAAGTTAGTGAAGGTGGATTGAATGGTTCCAAGAATGGTAGCAATTCTAGCCTTTCTCTCTAGGTCAGCAAAAGTATCTGTTGATCTAGCGATAATTTCAGAAAGGTTACAGAATTGATAAGGTCTCAGAATGATTTCAGAACAAGGGTTCGTACCAAAGTCATATTCATGCTTTCTACCATGCTTCTTACTGATGTTCTGGCAGGCATAGCGAGAAAACATACCACGTTCACCACTCTTAGAGTCGTAAAGTGCTTTCCACTCCTTCATGAAAATGTCCATGTCCGGACGACGGTTTTCATAAACAGCGCTGTTGTTAGCTAGGGCACGATATACATGCTTATCCCACCATGCACCAGTCTTTGCAACTCTCATACGCTCGTCTGTAAGGTCTGACAAGCTGATCATTGCAGATCGGCGCACACCACCAACAACCACGACCTGTGCAATCTTACACATAATGTCGTGACATTCTAGTGTAGTAAGTCTACGCCCCTTTGCCTGCTTAAAGATACCTACGGTAAAGGTAAATAGGTCTTCAAGAGGCTTTGGCCCGCTTGCTCTACCTCCGAAGGTCTTTAGTCGACTTCCCTCAGGACGAACCTTTGAGGTGTCCCACTTAGGAATGTTTCCTGCGTATAGCATAGAAATCAGTTCCTGAAGCGCAGTGGCCCAACCTTCCTTTGAGTCCTCAACAACGATTGTTGTCCCGGTATCCTTAATCCACTCGGGAACCGTAGGAAGTTCATGAGTATACTTCTCTTCGACGCTATACCCAACCCCCGTACCATTTAGAAGGATATACATAGCTTCGTCAAAGCTTCTAGGGTTATTGACGGGTAGATAAGCACAGTTATATCCTGCAACGTCTGATCTGTCCATGGCGGGCCCTGCCGTCATCATGGATCTCATGGAAGGCATAACTTCCATATTTAGGATGGCTTCTCTGACCTCACTTAGATCAACATCTGGCATCTTATCCGAAATTCGGAACTTATAGTAGTCTATAAGTCTGTCAACTGTCTCGGTCCAGGTCTCTCTGCGACCTTCATCTTCCTTCCAACGGGCGTAGCGGCTTTTGTGAATGTATTCTTGGTACGCGGTTAATTTCATATATTAATCATCCTCTTGTGAATATCGTTAATATTCTCTTGCCCTATGGCTTCCTCATAAGTAGAGAGCAAATCCATTAATTGATAATTAATGAAAATTTGCTCAGCATTCTCATTCAAATTCTTGATGTATACATATTTTCCGGGCAGCGGACACTGAGCATAAATCTCTAGTGCGTCCCCATAATCTTCAATTAGGGTCTGGGCTCTCTTAGGTCCAACTCCCTTGATTCCGGGAATGTTATCTCCCGAGTCGCCAATAAGACACTTATAAGAGATATACTTATCAATAGGGACAGGATTGTCCCATGTGTCTACGGTCTGTTCTTTTCGAGTAACGTAGGAGAAACGAGACACATTATCATTGATAAGCAAGTCCCAGTCTCGGTCAGAGCTAATCAGCCAAATGTGACTGAATAGATACGTTTCTCTATTGGCCACTAGGTAAGCCGCAATATCATCCGCTTCGACTCCCTTATAACGTAGAACCGGATAGCCTTTCTCGTCAAGGGCGTCAAGGGTTCTGTCGTATTCTTCAAAGAACTTACGAGCCTCTTCCTTTTCTTCCTCGGACTGATCTTTATAAAGCTCCTTACGATGCGCTTTATATTCAGGGTAAACAGCCCTACGATAGCTAGAACCTCCCCAGTCCGCAGCGATAACAATGTTACCGCATTCGTAGGATCTTGCAAGAGACTCTACGGTATCCATATATTCTTTAGCGAATACTGTCGCACCCTTGTGCTTCCACCTAAAGCAGAGGTTCAAGGCATCGACAATCATTAACCTATCTTTAGGTAATGCTTTAGTTAGTTGTTCGAAAGTTGCCATTTTATATCCTCGGTTAGCCAGTCTTCCACGTTTAATATATAGCAAGAATGAACAGCAAAGTCAAGATAATTTTTTGTCTTGATTGGTTTTGTACTTGTTACTACGAACCACTTTGACCTATTCCACCTATAAAATAAAAGTGGCTCTTTGGACTTACACTCCTTTTTTAATTTAACCCACCAGGTAACTATGAGATTAGTCTTATTGGTTAGAATGGTACTAGATAAAGGGTCTTCTTTATAGTTTTTGATTTCTATGCAGAACCTACAACCCTGGAAGGTTATATCACCCTTTATCTTTCCGTTTCCTGAGCCAGGCACCTGAGTGAATTCCTGTCCAGTTCTTTCTTTTAAGAACTGAATCAGTTTCTTCTCTCCTAAGTCTCCCTTAGCCCTACTGTTAACCATTATTATTAGGCCTATCAGTCATGAGAAACTTATATAAAGCACTTCTTATCTGAAGTGCAGTAAGTCCCTCAGTGTCTATAGAATTAATAAAGGCCATAGCTGAATCCTGGGCAGCAAAGTACCCTCTTGTATAGTCTAGACTAACCATAAATCTTACTTATCCCTGAGGAATCTTTTCTAACCTCTAACTGCTTCACTAGAGGGTGTCTCCATCCGTGAGAAACAAGGAATGTATTCAGACCTTCCTCTTCCAATAGAACTTCAACTAATTGCTCTTTTCCTTCATCATCCAGAACGCTAATAACTTCGTCTAAGAATAGAACGTTAATAGTAGTCTTAGAGATGCTCTGCATGATCTTACGAATGCCTAGTAGAGTACCAATTAGAACTCTAGACTTCTCGCCAGAGGATAGGGAAACCATACTCACTGGACTAGACTGATCGTAAATAACTACATTAAGTTTATCTTTTTCTAACTCAAAGGCAAGATTAAATCTTCCATCAGAGAGTCTAGCTAGATAATCATTAGTAAAGGTCTCTAAATCCTTCACTCTATTTTCTAGCTTATAAGCAACCAGACCTGTGGGGCTGAAGGCTTTCTTAAGAACTTCAAGAGGCCCAATGTTTTGCTCTAGTAGAGCTAGTTTTCCAACATTGGCTTCTAACTCAGTCTCTAAATCAGCTAGCTGTTCTAGAGCGCTTTCTAATTTAGCCTGATTAGTTTCGACCCTCTTATTGTGATCCCTTGCTTTAGCTATTTCTCCACGAACACTAGAGATGCACTTCTCCGCATTCCTAATTGAATCAGCAATACTTTCTACGCTCTGCTCTTCCTGCAACTCGTTGAAGTCTTTCTGAAGCTCCAAATCCTCAATTGTTTTTATACTAGAGGATATTTCTGATCGTTTCTTCTTTACTTCTTGTATTCTTTTGATCTCAGTGGAAATCTTTTCGCCTACTAGTCTATTGTTTTCAATAATAGAGTTGTTTTCTTCGATCAACTTATTAATGAAGTCTTCCGGAACAGACTGTAGACATGTAGGGCAGTTATTCCCCACTTTTGAAATTTTCTCTATAACACTCTTTGCGTGTCTTATAGCTGAGTTAATATTTGCGAGCTCTGTCGTTAAATCCTTATCATCAGGAACTTCCAGTGCTTCTAATGCAGATAGTAATTCTTCTTTAGTCTTAGGCTGACCCTGTAACTTCTGAAGAATCATATTGCTCTTCTTCACTCGGGTATTGTAGGAATCTATATCCTTCAGTTTTGCTTTGTAATCTGCAACTTGCTGTACAAGATCATCGGGGTCACTTGGGATAGGAGTCAACTCTCCAACTTCAATCTTGGAGTTATTCTCCGCCATAGTGACCGCCCTATTTAGAGCGTCAATACTGCCCTGTATCTTACTTAGATCAGATTGAACCGATTTCAGAATATTGGAGAACAATACGTATCTTTCTCCGTATTCAGCTAAGTCGAACAGGTTAACCAGAAACTCCTTTCTTTTGGAGTCTGTAGCAGTCAGAAACTGTAGACTGGATTCTGTATTCTGATAAACTAATTGAGCGAAGGTCTTGAAGTCAATCCCAATAAGCTCTTCAAACATACTAATAGTACCTGAAGCAGTATTCTTACTAATATCTTCTTCGTTGCAATACATAGTAGCCTTTAGGGTAGAGGCTTTCTTTACTTGCAAGCTGTACTCATCGTTGTCAATATAGAATTCAATATCTACCCAATAGGGTTTATTTAGTACTCTATTTGGAATATCAGATTTCTTGAAACCTTTAGAGTTTTTGTTGTATAGACCTTCTTCCATAATAGTAGGAATGGAGGATTTTCCTGCTCCATTCTTACCGAGAATCTGAGTTACGTTAGTCTCACTTAGGTCTATAACGTTTTCGTCGGCGTAACTAAACATGTTACCCCAACGCATCCTAGTCAGCTTTACTGTGCTCATGGTATACCTCTAAAATTTTATCTTTATCATCTATTTCTAGGACAAACTCCAGGTACTCCTTAAGCTCGTCTTCCATAGTCATTTTTTCACTTAGGTGTAAGGTAGCTTCGCTACTACGCTTCACAATTTTCTTATCTAAGAGATCGTTCTCAACCTTTACAGAAACGTCCTCAAGGCTGCCCTCTAGTTCATAGATAGTGTGGTGAAACTCAGTAGGAACAATATCATCTTGATTTGTCACTGTCTTACGAATAAGTTGTGGAAGTTTAAAGTCTTCCCACTCTACTACAGTGCTACCATCAGTAAATAACTCAATAGAGTGATAACCATTTGCGTTCTTTGTTATTTCACGGTGGAACGAAGTGGTCATGGGGCTGCCCGGATAGCAAATATTGCGCTGAGTATTCTGGTGGGAGTGTAGGTCTCCCGCAAAGACTACGGGGAACTTGTCTAGCCACTCTAGAGGAATCTCAGGTTTCACGTGAGGAGGAATCTCGCCACGAACGTGAGTGAACACAGGCACAGGGTCTAATTGCTTCCAATTATCTTCGGACTTTATGCACTCATAGGGGACCACGTAAAATGGGAAATCATAAAATCCGTAGTGGGCGCTAGTAGAAATCTGGTCTACAATGTGCACTTCAGGGTTAATTAGATGGCAGGGATACTTGAGTCTAGTTAAAAAACTCTTCTTCTTAGTTTCAGACTCGTGGTTCCCTGTGTTAATTAGAGTAGGAATTCTGCAACAAGCTATGAAGTCCCAGAATACCTCTAATTCCTCTAGGGTTGGGGTTCTGTCAAATATATCCCCATTGATTATGTGAAGATCGTAATTCTCTTCTAAGTTATGCACTTTTTCAAAGAAGATTCTATAGCGGTTGAGCGCCCAGTCACGAGGCACATTCTTCTGCCCTAACTTGATATGCCAGTCCGCCGTATGTAAGATTTTGATTGATTTCATAAGAGCAAAATAACCCCCTGGACCCGAAAGGGCCCAGAGGGTCTCCTTAGTTATAGATTTAGATTATTCTACTTCGAACTCGCTAGTAGATTCTTCGTCAACGGTTTCGTTGTCACCGGACGACATAATGTTAGCCAGATTCTGACGAACCTGTTCTTCAGTAGGACGCGGATAGATCTTTTGGATAGGATCGTGCTCAGCGATACGAGCCTTGGTTTCCTCGCTAACAGGGCCAACGTCCTTAGAAGAACGAAGGGCGTCCAGAGCATATTCCACGTTCATAGGGTTCGGACCAGTCTTGGTCTTCTTGAACGAAATCCACCAACCCTTTTCAAGGTCAGTCGGATCACCAAGAGTTTCTGCAGCGTCCTTGATCTGGCGCCATAGAGTCTTCTTGAAAGGGAATACCTTGATTTCACCGTTCTCTGTTTCGCACAGAGCACAGTAAGACCACTTAGGCTTCAGGTTAGGATAGAGTTCCTTTACAGGCTCAGCTTGGGAGTTATCCCAGCTTTCGGTTTCTCTCTGGAACTGCAGGGCTTCTACAGGAAGCTCCTTCGGAGCGCCTCTAGGATTAGGAACCCAGAACAGATAGCGAGGAACGATTTCGCCAAAAATGCGAACCTTTTGCAGACCATCCTTGTAGGAATAAGTGTCAACTTTAGTGCCGGTGGAACCACCAGTGGATTTAGAAAATGCAACCATGTTTATTTCTCCAGTAAAAAATGAATGTTATCGTCTCTTATATCTATGAGACTATTAAGTTTCAGTCGGTCAATTGGTATATTAATGTATTTTAATGGTAGTGTATTATCTCCCGTTAGTTTATACTCAGCGTAGTTCCTGCGGCTTGCTAAATACAAATAGTTAGCTGCATGAATCTTATTGGCGTTCTTAAACGCCCATAATAAGTAATCGGGCTTTAGTAAGTATGAGTCGCCACTAAAATCAATTTTATCATAGTGTTTGCGCCCAAAGTCGTATGAGGGACTATCCATCATACTGTCAAAGATGGTCTCAATAATCCTTACGTTCCCGTTGGAATGTTTTCTTATCTTAGGCCAACTATAGAAAAGCATATTAGCAAAATTTTGGGATAATGTCAAGGCATATTTTCAACGAACCTTACCTTGTATCCGTCTTGTCTATAAAAGTTAGACCTAGTTCTAAATTGATTAATACCTGTGTAGCACGAGAATTTAACGTCTACAAAGACTGGTGGCAGCTTACCTGGATGTTCCCTATTAATTCGAGCGATAAGCTGTTCTAGCCTGACGTCATTGTTAATCGGACAGGCGGATATAATGCAGCTGAGAGGATTCAGTGAGATACCCTCGCAATACATATTAATACTTCCCCATAATTCTCGGGCCTGCCCGTTTAAGACAAGCCTGTGTGCCTTTTCTCTGTCGTCAAAGCCAGTCACGCACACTGAGGGATTGGGGGATATTCTCTCACAGAATTTTAGAAATGCCACTCGGTCTGATACAATGAGAACTTGGTGTCCCATTTTTACGTATTTATCCGCTAAGGCAATAATGAATCCTTGGTATTCCGGATCTTCTACTAGTCTATTGACTCTCTCTGACCACATATTCCCTTCGGGAATCTTGAACTTAGGAGCATAGACGTGAATTTCAGGCTTTAGGGCATTCTCGTCTCTAGGGACATACTTTTTGCTACTAAAGTAGTCTTGGAATACAACGTGCTTTCCATCTTTTCTCTTGAGAGTTCCAGAAAGTCCGATCTTGTATCTTGCAAATAGAGAATTAATAATTTTGGTAAAAGTAGGGCTTGCTACGTGGTGCATTTCGTCTAGAAATACTGTGCCAAACTCTTTGTTGATTGTCTTTAAGTGCTTTACTAAAGACTGAGTGTTGGCCACTACAATGTCGGGCCCTATATTAAACTTACCACTTCCTATCACTCCGGGCTTAATGCCTGTGATACGTACTATTTCTCTCTCCCATTGGTTTCTCAGAGCCACTGTGTGGGTGATAATCAAAGTCTTTTGACCTAGATTAACTGCGGCAAATATAGCAGCAAAGGTCTTACCCCATCCGGGCTTAGCGTTTAGGATGCAGGAATCGTTGCAGAACTCTAAGAATTCTTTTTGAGACTGTCGTGGCTCAATATTATTTAAGAGCGGTATATTGACCGGTCTGAGAACTCTTTTGTCTTCTACTTCGTAATCCTTAGGTATAAGATCAGTTCTGCCCGAGGGTATACTGACTAGCTTTTTACCACCCTGTATATTACTATTGATAATAGACAAGTTTTTAATTACAATAGGAATCTCAGGATTATGCGATGGCACCTCGTAAGTGAGACTCTTTGAGAGCTCCCTATAAAGTTTGTCGTCTACAACCATATAAATACGGTTAGATATAATAGCTTTCATTCATATAAAATCTCGGGCAGAACCCAATCTTATTTTTTAAAATATTTTTCTTTTTTGATTAGGTATTCTTTAACAATACCGCCTCTAACTACATCTTCTATGCCAAATTGAACTGTATCAAACTCGGACATAGAGCTAATTATACTGTAAAAAGTATGAAAACCATTGTTGATCAAGTCAGCTTGGTTTGTGTCCCCACAAAATACTATTTTAGAGTCGTCGTCTAGTCTGGTTATAATGGAGTCAAGTTCATGAAGAGTCATGTTCTGACACTCGTCAACGATTACAAAGCTGCTTCTGAATGTTCTACCTCTAACAAATGAAGTAGGTTCAAAGGCTATTTTGCCCTCTCGTTCTAGAGACTGATACGCAGTTCCACAGTTGAAAAGTTCTTGACAAATATCCACATAGGGCTTTGTATAAACTTCCATTTTCTCTTTTTCAGTTCCGGGAAGAAATCCAATGTCTCTGGTTGGAACCGCACTTCTGATGTAAACTACCTTGTCGTATTCATCCCTCATTAAAGCTTTGAAAGCTAAGTAACTAGCTAGATAGGTTTTCCCTGTACCTGCGCTACCCATAAGAACTAAATTTCGTTTAGAAGTCAAAACATCGTTCTGCTTCTCATTCTTAGGGTATATGTCCTTTAGACTCAGGTTACTCTTATTATTATTTCTCTTATTTTTCATTAAGTATATCATACCTTAATTCTACAGTTTTTTACTGGGACTTTCACGTAGTCGTAAAGCATCCAAGGAAAATCCTGGTAGTAAAGTATTCTTGCCCACAATATACTATGTATATCAGATGGTGGTCGGGGAATAGGAAAAGGAATTGATATTCCTTTTATATACAGGAATGAGTAAGTATTCCTTAACTCAAACCTGTCTATTTCGTGGCACTTAATATTCTGGAAACCAGTCTTTTCGTAAGTAAACATTTTACCGTCGGAACTAATAAAATGCTTTCCTTTTGACTTAATCAGGTCTCCCAAATTAAAGATAGGGTTCTTTAACTTATAAAAGTCTGTGCGTCCTGACTGCTTTCTTCGTAATCCTATAGAGTCCCCTGACATATTTAAGTCATCTACAGGTTGCCCCTCAATGAAACTCACACCATCAATCTTATCAAAATTATTTGAGGGTATAGAGTATAGAGGAAATTTGACTTTTTGTATCGTTCTTATGTTTCTATACATTGAAAAGTTACTCCTAGCCTAGGGAAGGGGGCTTCCCTAGACACGGAACGAGGACCGTGCAGAATTCTTCCATCGAACAATAAAGCACGGCCTGGGAATGGGAAGACTGAATGGATTATATCACCTCCGTCTCCGACTAAAATAGTCTCCCCACCCCAATTCATATCCCAAGAGTCATTCATATAGACGATTAAAGTCCAATGCTTTGACTCTTCAGAATCTTTGTGTAACCAAGATGAATCTCCGTGGTTGTAAGCGTTAACAATGACTTTATCGGGTCGTAATCCACGTATATGTAAATCGGGTTCGACGAAGTCCCATATAGCTCGGTAAGTTCCCTTAAAAGCAGGGTACTTAGCCCAATGTCTGTAAGGCTCGGACAAATCTCCAGTCCATCCAATATGAGACCAACTCTCGCCATCTTCACATTCCATAATGTTCTTTGAGAACATCTTCACGCTGTTCAGCGGGAACACTATCCCATAGTCGAAATAGTTCTCCCCATTCCTTTTCAAACTTTCCGAATGAATAGTCATCACCAACCTCAAATTCATAACCAATAGGAGTATTTGGAATAGAAACTCCGCGGTCCTTCTGAACGAACGAAGCTAGCATTTCCACGTACTTATCAACGTCTTCTTCCTTAACTTCGGCAAGAATAGAGTCGTGAACAAGAGCAAAGATTTTTGCATCAACTTCAGGGTGCTTTTCTAGCCAATCCTGCATATCAATAGCTGCAAGTAAGTTTACGTCACTAGCAGGGCTTTGAACGAGGAAGTTAAGACCACTACGAACAGCGTGTGCCGCAAGTGCTTCTGAGTCCGACTTAACGTTAGGAAGTCTTCTCTTTCTACCGAACGCACTATAAACATAACCCTGCTTATAGATAACGTCCTTGTTCTTGTCAATCCACTTCTTCAGCTGCGGGAACTCCTTAAAGTAGTTCTTAATAGCTGTTTCAGCGTCTCTCATTGAGAAACTCATATCCAGTTTGTTATCGCGAATATAAGTATTAACCTGATCGTGTAGATTGTAAGCACCAGCCTGATAAAGAATGGAGAAGGTAACAGTCTTAGCGGACTGTCTTAGGTCAGGATAAAGTGACTTTACTTCCTCAACTTTACAAGGCAGACCGAACACTCTCTTAGCAATGGTGGAGTGGAAGTCAGCATCATCAATGAATACTTGCTTCAACTCAGAATCATTACTCAGAACGGCAGCAAGATAAACTTCTGCCGTCTTCAAGTCCATGGACACAATCTTGTATCCGGGTTTAGCCTTCAGAGAACCCTTCACAACAGAAGCGTCTCTAGGAAGCTGCTGCATATTCAGCTTACCGCTGGAACTTAGACGACCAGAAGTAGTACCGTGAATATTGAAGTTAGTTCTTAAACGATGGTCTGTGTTCAGATTAACAATAATCTTATCTAGATAAGTATTCTTAACCTTGGACTTCTTACGGATATTCAGAATTTCGGCGGGAACTTCATGTATTTCAGAAAGTATCTTTAGAACTTCCGCGTCCGTGGAGTCAGCCTTTGTGGTAGTCTTCTTACCCGTCGGTCTCAGCTTAATCTTATCGAACAGAAGCTCTCTAAGTTGCTTTGGACTTCCCGGATTGAAAGGTTCACCACGTTCTGCTTCATATTCCGTGATTTCAGGGAACTTATAAAGCTTAGTCATACTCTGCTCAATGGACAGACGCATAACGTCTTGACCGAAGGCAAGTCTAGTGGTATCAAAAGGTACGCCGTTATTCTGAATAGAGATCAAAGCTCTACATGCCGGAATAAGAGTTTGTTTGTATACCTTGCTAAGCTGCGGATTAGCGTGGACTGCTTTTGCTAGCTGTGAGAACAATATCAGAGTTACTACGGAGTCACAAGCCGCATATGGGGTCATGACCTCGAACGGGATAGAGGACCACTTGAAGTCTCTCTTTAGAAGTCCGTTCTTCTTTACGTAGTTATCAATAAACTCATAAAGATCACTTTCGTAGTCTCCGTAATCTGTATACTTTAGAGCTAACTGCTTAAGTCCGTGAGTACCCGGATTTTCATCTAGGCAATAGTGCAGAAGCATAGTATCTTCGAACCTCTTGATACGAATACCAAGGTGAAGTTCGAAGAAGGGAATGTCGAACTTGGCATTGTGGAAGACTATGATCTTCTTATTGCAAAGTTCTTGCAGTTTATTTGACACTTCTTCTGTAATACAGTCAGCGTCAATGTACGCACCCCAGTCCTTCTTAAAGGAAATAGATATACCTAGAATGTAACCGTCCTTGGGATATAGAGCGGTAGTTTCGGAGTCCATTGCAACATACTTATTAGTATGGTCAATGGCTTCCTGAATATAAGCAAGAGCTTCCGCTTCCGTCTTAATTCCAGGAAATCTAGAAATATCGTTCTTATTGGCGTTCAGTTCACCTGTCACAAACCCAACGATATTCTCCTTGGTCTTCAGCCATGTGCTTTCAATCTCTGGTCGGAAAGCTAGCATACCTGGGTTAATTGAGGCAATGAACTTGCCGTCAATAACTTTTCCTGTGTAGTCCATTACTTGGGACTTGCCAGTGTAGTGCTTTACAGCATCCTTACCGATCAGAATAACCCAGTCATAAAGATCGGGGTTGAAATCAATATCAATGTCTTTCTTACGGACAGTCTTTACAGATTGATCTGAACAAAGGGCAAAACGATCATAATCAAAACCGAAGTCTTTCTTATAATCCCGTCTACTCAGCTTCGTCTCTACAATAGCTACGGCCATATAATTTTTCCTTTAACTTAGAAATTGTACTGTGTGTCAATTCACCCGGATCACTTCCATCCTTTAATGTGATTATTTTATTACTTATAAATTCTTTATCAAGAAGTTCTTTGATTTCTTTTGCGGCAGCTTTACCTGCTTCATCCGCATCCATCATAATTATTACTTCGTCAATATTCTCCATCTTAAGCATTTCTACATGCCTCTCGGTGAATACAAGACCAAATAAGGCTCGTACGTTAGTCAAACCGTTTTGATACAGGTTTAAAAAATCGAACCAGCCCTCAACCAAGATAATAGAGCCCATGTTCGGCGCAGTATAGGGAGCCATAAGTACAGGCTTTTTATACAAGAACATGTATTTGGGCATCTTATTGCCCGTTGTTTCTCTACCTATGAAGTTAACCACTTTTCCTGAGTGATTTTTTAAAGGGAAAAACAGGTATCCAGGGAACTCATTAAACTGAAATGCCTGGAACTCTCTAATTACTTCGCTTCTAATTCCTCTGAAGGACGTCTCATAAAAAACTGCGTCTTCAGGTATCTCGTAAAAGGTAGACTCAGATAAGACCTTTCTAATCTTCTCTCTGAACATATCCTTTTGCATTTGAAACTTGTTAGGCTTTTCATTAAATAATGAAAAGATGTTGTAAGAAGCCCCACAAGACTTGCAGTTTGCCCATCCACTATATTTGTTGACGAACATACTTGGATTCTTATCATCATGATCGGGACTTAAGCATCTGATCTGAAAATAAGAACCCACTGGCTTGTGATCTATACCTTGTTTACTAAGTATTCTATCTACTACCATGGCAAATCCTGTGTGGTTTCTTTGTTTTCTTCTTCGTCGTTATCCTCGTCAGATATAATAACAGCACTCTCAGGACCACATTTAAGGCTCATCCAATTCATGTTGGATATAAAGCCTCTTTCTTCCATGTGTCTCATCTTTTCGCACTCAAACTGCATATAGTTCTCTCCAGATTTTAGAGTGAACGCAGCGTCAGCAGGAACAAGAATATCCTGTGCGAACTTAGCAGTACCATCCTTTTTAACCTGATAAGGGCTAATAATAGGAAGGCCAATATCTTCCGCGAATACTTTAAGTCCATCGGATACAGCTAACTGATCTTTCCAGTCAAACCGATCATTCGAGGACTCACTTACCCTTATTTTGTTGAGATAGTCAACAATAATGACACCAACAGTGTCACCATATTTATTAAGTCTTTTTAAGGTCTCAGCTTTAAACTTTGCTAAACTCAGGGTAGGAGTATGCACAATGTCTAATACTGGGGTAGCTAATGGCTTTTGTATAAGGGTTTTGTGGAACTTATCAAAGTCCTTGGTTACACAGTAAACTTCTTTATATACATCGTAGCCATCCTGATATCTGGAGGCCCACCATAGAGCGACTGAGTCCCACTCGGAAACGCTCAGCTCTTTATACCTTAACTTAATGTGAGGAACGCCAGTTGCAATAGCACACTGCCTCTGTAATTCCTGCCTCAAGCTCATTTCGATTGAGAACTTAATAACACTCTTACCTGCGTCAAGCTGGTACTGGGCGATGTTATTACAGATGATGGACTTACCCCCACCTCTGTAACCACCCAATAAGATTAGGGAGTCGTTAGGGAAAATGAAAGTCTCATCATACTCGGAGTTAAGACCTAATGTTAGGTTCAACTCTAATTCTTGGTCGGAATCAAATAATTCTACCTTTTCGATATTATCCTTAGGTTTAACAATGTCAACCTTGGACTCTACCGATGATATAACTTCGTAGATGCTTTGAATAGTCTCTTCGGCACTTGAGTGCCCCACGCTATTCTCAATAAATTTGTCGAGACCAAGGAGCAGTTCTTTTGCGGTAAATTCGCTCTTTAACGAATCCAGCAAAAAAATGGACTCTGCATCCACTTCCTCTTTCTCGATCAGACTTATTTTATCAAGGGTGGACTGCTCTCGTACTTCAAACTTTAACTCTTCAAAGGAAGGTAGTTTATGATAGTTGTCTACGTGCTTAGATATTATCTGGTAGACTTTTCTCAGTTCTTGAGGCAGGTAGTTTTCTTTAAGATTAGCCCAGGTGTCAAGACTATTTTCTACGATAATCTTGTTGATTAATGCACTAGCTAAGCTCAATTATGCCTCCTTAAAACAACTCAAACGAGACGACCGCGAGGGCCGCCTCGTTTGTTTCTATTGTTTATTGAAGCTTATTAAGCTTGTGCTTTAGCAGCCTTAGCTACACCGTCATAGTCCTTGGCGATCAGCTTACGACGGGTAAGGATGGTCTTGACACCACGGGCAGTCTTGCCAGTAGCTTCAACCAGTTCCTCAACGGTCATTGTGCTAACCTTGTCACCAAGATTTTCGAAGGCATCGGTTTCCGAAGGCTTGCGATCACGCTGAACAGGCAGCTGATCAATTTCTTCGGCACGCAGCAAGCTAAGAGCCTTACCGCGAACCTGAGCAACGGTCTTACCAACCTTTGCAGCAATGTCTTCAAGGAAGGCACCTGCGCGGGTCATTTCGACGATGGTAGCTGCCTGCTCGTCGGTGAAGCTCTTTTCAACCACCTTAGGTGGAGTAGCACGAACAAGGCCAGTAAGTTCCATAGAAAGAACCTTACCCTGTACGGCACGAGCCGAATGATCGCTTCCAAGACGTTCTGCCAGTTCTGCGTAGGTCAGTTCACCTTCATTGGCTTCAAGAAGCTCACGAAGGGCTTCTGTTTCTTCTTCGGTGAAGGAAGAAGGAGCTGATCCAGCCTTTTCCACCACGTATCCTTCCTTACGAAGCTTGCTGGCTACAGAGCGACCGGAAATTTCCAGTTCTTCTGCGATGCTAGCAACAGTCTCGCGGGATACTTCTTCGCTTTCATCACCTGCAAGGCTGCGAAGTTGTGCGGTAAGGTCTTCAGTCCACTTAGTCATATTTTATTCTCCTAATAATTCTTTTACGTTGTTGACAATTGTTATTCCTGAAGCTTCTGCTTTCAATGTTTTAGCAGTTGGCTTCATACTCTCATTTACAAGATGTGTGACATCTTTTGTTATATTGGAAACTACCTTCCAACCTTGAGCCTCAAGGTCTTTTGCAGCTTCGGATTTTGTTTTGTAACTAACCAATTTACCAGTTATACATACTGTACCTCTCAGTTCCTTCGTATTTTGAGAAGAAGAAAACGTAAAGTCGAATGGTAGTTCTAATACCCAATCTAAGTTAAGTGTTAACCAATTAATTAGATTGGAAGTCGCTTTCGGCCCAAGTCCTGCTTCGGAGCAAGTTTCCTCATTAATATCAAAGATTGTCTTACAAACTTTTCCAAGCTTATCTGAGGCCGATTTTCCGATTAGTGGAATACCCAAAGCAGGCAAAACAGTTCCTAGCTTGTGGGTTTTTGATCTTTCTATTTCATCAATTAGTTTAAGAGCCATTTTCTCTGAATCGTGCTCTTTAACTATGTCAATAGTATAGATATCTGATATAGAAGTCAAGCCCAATTTTTTGATTGTTGCTGGACCTAGCCCTTTAATCTGTAGAGTTTTAACAAAGTGCTCGACAGACTTGTTTAATTTGGCAGGACACTCTGTATTTAAACAGTAAATTTGGTCGTTCTTCCATTCAAGTTCCGAAGAGCAAGACGGACAGTTGGTTGGTGGATGAAACATTAAATTGCGTCCTTAATATTGAAAATATATTCCATTTTTGGGATAAAGTCAAGAGATATTTTTCAATACCCCCTTAGACATTTTTCGGAATAGATTTTATAATATCCTCATTGATTTCAAAACATTCGGTGTGTCCGCCGAAGGATTCAGGCATCGTTTTCTTTAAATGAGACCACTTTTCGTGAAGATAGCTTTCTAAATAGAATATGTCTTCGAGTCTTCCTACCACTAATTTCTGGATTCGTATATCGTGATAGGTGAATCCAGAGGATCTTTTTAGGGCTGCCTGCCATCCCTTACCCTTAGTAATACCAATCTTTATGGCTTCTCTCTTATGTGTCATTTTATTAACTAGAACGACACAATAGAGAGTTGCCTCTACATCAGCTTCGTCAGGGTTATTCTTAAAATAGGTCTCATTGTATATGCCCTTAGACATTCTTAAATTCTAAGAAAGCCGTTCTGGAGATAGAACCCATGATTCTATCAAGCTCTACGCCTTCTTCATCTACCCTAATAATAGTAGGGATTGACCTAATGTTGTATTGCTCTCTGTAAGAAGGCTCATGGTCAATATTGATTACGTCCACACCCTCTAGGTCTTCGTCGGTAAGAGCGTTTTTAAGTAGGTTGCAGTATGTGCACCAAGGTGCTGTGAATAGTTTAATCATAGATTCTCCCTATAACTCTTGGAATAATATCCCCTGCGCGAATTACTTCAATCACACAGTCCTTTTCCAAATCTAAGTCTTGGATGTATTTCCAGTTGTGCAGAGTAGCTCTTGCCACGATTGCACCGTCCACATCAACAGGATCAAAGATAGCAACAGGAGTGACAACACCGCTGCGACCAACGTCCCAAATAATATCACGAAGAACAGTACGAACTCCATCCTTATTTTCCTTCAACGCATATGCACCACGAGGATGCTTAGAAGTATAGCCCATCTGTTCGAATGTGACATTACTATCCACTCGCACAACTTCCCCATCCGTTGGGAACTCGTCAGTTGCCTGACGAACTGTTTTGAAGCCCACGCTTTCAAGAAACTCAAGAGTTTCTGTATAGGTATCAAAAACGTTAGGAACTAGATCGTATGCAAAGAAGTAAAGATCACGAGTCTTAAATTCTTCAAGGTCTCTAAGATTGAGAGCGCCACTGGCATAGTTACGAAGGTTTTCTTTACCCTTCTTTGTAACAACTTCTCCAGTGACCTGGAAAGACCTACCAGTTGTTCCTAAATTCAAAGGAACAAGAAAACGCATCTTGTCAGTAATATCCTGACCCTTGACACCGTCTCCACGAGTGGCGGCCCAGGCCACGTTCCCGTCCACATAGAAGATTTCTACGGCTGCACCGTCTAACTTGGGACTTCTTACTGATGGCTCGTTGAACGGAACCTTATCTCCAGGATAAACCTTTGATAAGCTCCACATCCTATAAGCGTGATGAACCTTGGCGTCTGCGTAAGAAGCGCCAACTTCATTATATCTGTACTTTTTGGCTAGTTCGTCAAAAAGTTCGTTGGATACCAGAGGATTACCAGTATAGTAAGCCTGAGATAGAATATCAAGAAATTTCATCTTCCTTTAACACAGCCTTCCATAGCTTGTTTTCTTTGTCGAACCAGTTAACCATATATGAGGGTTTTCCGTAAAATTCCCTCAGCTCTGTGATGGTTACTTTCTTGTTCCCCATGTTAACCACTTGGCCAACGCCGTATTTATACCTTGTAGATACCATCTATAGTGTCCTTAAAATGTTCTTCTAGAATGTTCTTACTTTCTTCCAGAGATAGAATTTCCACTAATCCGGAGAATAACTCTCTCGTAATAGGAATTGTAAGAGGGAGAGTGATTCCCTTTTTGGTGGGCTGCCACTCTTCTTCAAAATCTAAATAATACTCTCTTAAAGAGATATAGTCTACACCTAAAAAGTTATTTATACTTAGCCTTATTTGGGCATCGTCAGTTACATGGATAACTCTGTAGTAAATATCATCATTTTGCATTCAACCCTTTCAATACTTTATTCAATGCTTCAACTGAAGTCACTAAATCAGTATTCAATTGTTTAAAAGAGTCTGAATCCCAGCAAAACACTAATATCTTGTCTGGTTGCTCTCTAGGAATTTTCTTAGTCTTTATATACGGGTTATCAAAGTCTACGGTACATACAACATATTTTACCTTTTTGGACTTTATGCTTCTGTAGTTGACGATGGATTCACCATTTCTTATTATTATATTACGTATTTGTTCTTTTTTCATTCGACTCCCGGAAACACATTAAGGGAGGGCACAGAGTACCCTCCCTTATGCGGGATTAATATATTATTCTGCGGCCGCGTTCAGCACTTCTACAAAGTAGAGCGCTGCCTTACCTGTCATCTTACCCACAATATCTTCGTCAGGAGCAAGCCCCTTAGCGCTAATAGCGTCACGAAGAGCTGCGTGAGCATCTTCCTTGGAAACTCGCTTGCTAGCACCCGAAGCAGCGGACTTAGAGCCACTGCCCTTGCTAGAAGTTTCTTCCTTCTTCACGTACACTTCAGCCTTCATAAGAATCATACGGACACCATTTACGGTTTTGTCCATGTCTTCTGCAATCTGAGAAACAATATCCATAGAGTTCTCAGGAGTAGGTTCCGCGTCTTGATACTTCTTAATTACTTCTGCGCGTTCTTCATCAGTCCAAGCCATTCATAATCTCCTTGTTGTTTGGAATGTTAAATATAATCGAATTGACACCAAATGTCAACTACTATTTTTTGATACTCATGTATATCAGTGCAAATACAACTGCGGGCCATGCTAGAACACAAGTCATGACTAGAAAGAATGCTATTCCAGCATCCCCTCCACTTGATTCCAAAAGATGCTTAGGTTCCCACATTAATAGAAGGGACAAAATACATCCTATAAATAGGTATAGGGTTAACATAAATACTCCTTTGGAATCTCGTCATTCAAGTAATAAATTATAGGCCTTATATTCTTACACTTTAAGAGTAATTCGCGTACAATTCTAAAATCACCGCCACCAAGGCCGCAGCCAATAGGAGGAAAAGCAATATCTCCATTTAATTTCTCATCTATCTTAGATAGTCCTAGCTCAAAAGCCGTATAGTTAAAAGGCTTTTTGTACCTGCCAATTTCTTTTTGGGTTGCGATGCAGAGGATAGTGTGCCTACCACAGTCTACTCCAAAAGCATCCCCAAGTTTCAGTTTCTTTTTAGAATAAACATCCCAGACTTTGGGATAAGTATTCCTTATTTGTAGGGCCAATCCTGCACCCATGACTCCGAGGGTATTTACACCTTGACAGATGTATTTACCCTCGTACTCAAGAATGTCACCTACCCGATATTCTAGCTGCAAGATACCATCCTAACACTAAAGGCCAAAAGATTCCTGTGAGTAAGCATAGGAAGAAACTTGGAAGGCTTCTATCAGTTAAAGTAAATGACAGATAGAAGAACCAAAACGAAGCCGCTATATAGAGGCCACAAACTAGAATAATGTATTCCATTAGAAGTGCTCCTCGTAGAAGTCTAATGCACCCTTTACCCTATCTGCTAAACAGGGCAAAGTTAAAGCAGTAATACAGAACTTAGGACCACTTTCCCTGATTCCATAAAACTGACCATTTTGGTCCTTATAGACAGTATAAACTTCTTCTAAATCATCAGTAGTGAATACTTGCATCATTGCACCATAGAAGGAGCAAAAACTCTTCCCTTTGCGCAATAGTCAGCAGCAGTAGACGCAGCCCAAGCCTCACTCTTGATCTTGTGAGTAAGCCCAAGTCCGGAAATCCAACCTGCCGCTTCTTTCACAACAATGTTGGATTTGTGCTTAGGGTCAGGGTTTACGTCAAGGTGGATTTCAAGCTTACGATTACCTAGAACGTCCTGAATAGCATCAAAAGCATCAATGCTGTGCTGAACTTCGGTAAGCAGTCTGGTTCTAAGCTGTCCATAATCGGGCTGCACGTCAATGTCAAAGAATACCCCGCAACCATTGCTGGAGTTCTTGTGAACAATAATAACAGTTGCGTAGCGGGCGAACCATCTATCACTTCCGTCCTTGTTGTAACCCTTTTTATAACGAACTGAGTCAGCCCCAATATAAATAGTGGAGCTTTCTGAGCTTTCTATAATAGCTTGTCTTGCTTTTTCGATCCAGTTTTTCATACCACATTCACAAGTTCTACTTGTGCCTTCTTTGCTCTTTTAATCATGTCATACGTTCCATTTCCACCCGGAAAGGCTATGACCATAGTTGCACCGCTCTCGTCGAGCATTTCCTGATTTCTTATAGGCCCTGCTGCCTTTCCGTATTGTTTCCAGTCCGCGTCATACTGCTCGAAAGGAATCTTGTTTTCTATCGCCCAGCGTCTAGCCAAGGAATCGGCACCACGTGCTCCGCCTTGAACTACAGCTGTAATATCTCCATACTGTAAGCAAATTTGTGCCAGAGCCTCTGACATATGTTGATAATCATCATAGTCTCTACCGCCACAAATAATTACTTTCATTCTTTCCTCGCAATATATTGAACAGAAGGGGTCACACTTGCCAATTCAGAAATAGCCTCAATCATTGCTTCTGTGTCTGTATAGATCATTAGAAACTGAGGGTTATTATTCTTGATGGCAGCTAGGTTACATTCAATCAGACCTAGTTCGTCGAAGCACTCAGGAAGCTGTAAATTAATAGGCACTTCGTTCTCTTCGCACCACTGGGATACATCGTTCATACAAGGACTGCACGCAGAACCAATCACACAGGTAATCCCGAAAGATTCCTCTAGTTCGTTTAGTGTGTCCTTAATAAATTCAGACTCTTGTTCGCCAGTTATGAATAATTTCATCATTTCCTTTATTCGATTATTTCATAGGATAATACGCTATCATCCCTGAAACAACGCCATTGGCCTTTTTCTAGGTCAAAAACTGTCGTAATTCCCTCTCTGTCACCCGAGCCGCTCACCGGAGGGAGCAGGTCTGGGATAAGGGTACACTTCATAACTCTAATGGATTCGTCCTTCTTTACGAAGGTGACTTTCATTTTGTGTTTTCTTAGAAGCTCATGCATTGATTATTTTCCTTATTTTGATGAATATACACCAAAGTTTAAAGAAAGTCAACAGTATTTATTTTTGGGAAAACTCACACGTAATTTTAAGACTCAATTTTTGTGGGTTTGGCGCAGGTAATTTTTACCTGATGGATTGATACTAGCAAAAATACTCGTAAAAGTCAAGAACTATTTTTGCAAAAGAAAGACCGCAGCCTCAATCAAGAGACTACGGCCTTAATTATGGTGGAACATATCGGACTCGAACCGATCACCTTCTGCTTGCAAAACAGACGCTCTCCCAGATGAGCTAATGCCCCATTAATCTTCAAATTTGTATTTGTAAGTCCCACAGTAATCCAAAGTGTCTTCACCGAGGAACTGGATCTTTCCAATCTTGTTATAGGGGAACCTATAAGTATTGTTGTGGCCCTCGTAGACTGTCTTGAAATCCTCGTGAAAATAATGTTCACCTTCATAGGCTACCAGAATCTTCTTTTTCTTAACCCGTTTCATGTACCACAGATAAAACCAGTCTTGAAGTAGTAGCATTTGAAATATGCAGTAGGCTATAAGGGCACCAAATGCAATAAATATTACAGTAATAATAAATTCCAACTTAAATTCCTTTCAAAAATGGCGGTTCCGACGGGTTTCGAACCCGCTACCTCTGACGTGACAAGCCAACGCTCTCCCGATTGAGCTACGGAACCAGACTACGTAAAAGTGCTAGATCGTTACCTCTAGGCTTAGTTGAACTCAACTTTTACGTATACCCCGCGGGGGTTCTTTAACTAATTGGAGTGCTTCCTCGCCGTCCGTCAAAGCTAACATAAGTCCTAAGAAATATGCGCTCGGGTCATTCATCGCCCTTTCGGGACACTCCGGCCTTTGTTGAGCGAAGCATTTAGCTTTCACTTTATTCTCCTACAGATGTCTCCTGGGAGTCCGTCGCGGTTTGCCTATCCGCCTGCGTCGGGAATTATGGGTTTTTTATCAGTTCTAAAGCCTGGGCCTCTGTAAAACCCTCGCTTAAATAAGCATTGAATAGAGTACGACGTGCATTTGCAATTTCGTAAGAAATTGAGGCTATATGCTGCCAAGCTAATGCCATTTGCTTAGTCTGTTCTTTGAAGTCTTGCACTAACTATTCCTAAACTGGTGCTTAGAGAGGGTCTCGAACCCCCGACACTGGAGGCTTCAACTCCATGCTCTACCAACTGAGCTATCTAAGCGTTATTACTTCCAAACCATGATATAGACTTAAAGGCTTCCCAGCCTACTATTTCTATGGTTTCATAAAATGCCTCGTATAAGGCTTTTTCTAATTCGGTCATTTTAACACCACCGTAAACAAATTATTTTCTTTTCCATAAGGAACTGGATGAATGTAAAGAGTCTTGCCCTCGTGTTTAGCAAGGTTCTGCAATCCCTTAAGGACTTTGGGTTTTACGTGTGTGAATATGGTCATATCTGGTGGTGCCTGAGGGATTCGAACCCATCAACCGTCGCATTACAAAAGCGCTGCTCTACCGTTGGAGCTAAGGCACCTAAAATTCGTCTGGACTAACACAATAGGATAGAGTCTTCACGTTATCGGGAATTGTGGTAATTAATTCCCTCAGGTTACGTCCTACAAAGTTGCACTGTTCTGCCGTCTCGAAAGACTCAGTAACAACACCCACTGGCTGAGGTTCGCCTTGCGGGCTTAATGTGAACATAAAAACTACTAATAGACTCTTCATTGTATTTCCTTAAATGGTACTCCCGGAGGGACTCGAACCCCCAACCCCATGCTTAGAAGGCGCGTACTCTATTCCAGTTGAGCTACGGGAGCGTGTATATGCATCTTTAATTTCTTGTAGTGTTCTTAAGCAGCCTGTGCAAATCTGCGTATTGGGGTCTAGCTTACACTCTTTAATACATTTCTTCATGGTGGCAGATTTCCCCGCGCTACTGCCTTGGACAGCAACCTCTAGCTTTGCAGCAATCTCTTCCGAGGCTCCGGCTATTTTACACTGTCTTTAATTGGTCCGCCTGCCGAGAATTGAACTCGGTCCAACCCCTAATCTGGGCTTCCGGGATATAAATCCGGTCGTGCTACCATACACCACAGGCGGATTAATTGGTAGACGAGGTGGGGTTCGAACCCACGACCTAGGCATTAAGAGTGCCGCGCTCTACCCACTGAGCTACACGTCCATAAACTGGAGGACCCGGTCGGGTTTGAACCGACGACACCAGAATTAAAAGCTCCGTGCTCTACCTACTGAGCTACGGGTCCATTGAAGGGGAAATCTTGAAAATCCCTAAACCAAGTTATTCCCGAAGCTTGGTTATTTTTAGTTGGTGATATTCTAAGGGTTACTTTTTTGCTATACTTATCAAGTATATACTTCGCATTAATCCAAGCAATATCGGTTAAACTATGTGCATTAACTACTGCAAACCAGTCTATTTCATCAGACTTATATTTATAATTGTAAGAGGGACCGGATTTATGTAGTTCTAAAACTATTTTTCCGTCGTCAGGAGTGTAGCATTTTACTTGAACTCTTTCAAGTGAGTAACCTGTGTTTAAAATAAGGTCAATCCTGCTATTATCCCCAAAGTCTATAAATACTTCTACACCTAAAGATAAACATTGCTGAATTACAGCAGCCTCTCCAATTTTACCTAAATCTTTAGTGTGCATAATTACTTTCATTAAACTGGATACCGATACCGCTATTAACGAGTTGTATACCCCTCTGACGGCTGTTCCATGGTTCCCGCTCGGTAAAACACGGGGGCTAACAAATTCAAGGTGGCGGACACACTTCGGGGCTGTCTCTTTTAGGGGCTCGCCTACCAACACCTTGAAAGTCACGCACTGGCCAGGTTTTTTCTCCAGTAGCTATCTTTGTGGTTAAACCCACTCAGACCCCGCTCTCTTATGACTTCAACCAAGCATCTAAGTCCTGCATAGAGAACTTACGATCTTGATATTTCTGAACCATCGTAAGAACACGGGGATAAACCCACTTACGAAAGTCGTATTCCTTCTCAGGCTTACGAGTACGCTCTACTGAGCTATACTTCGCTCCGCGAATATATGCTCTGGCTAGCGAGGTTGCTCGGTTCTCGTTACGAACATTCCGCTTCCGGTGTTCACAAAGAGAGTTTACAACCTCATAGTTACCAAGCTTCCTCTGCTTACGTTCTTCAAACTTAATTACACCCGCTTCGAGGGCAAGGTGCTTATTCTTAATCTTTAAATAAATGCTCATTTTAGTTTCTCCTTAATAGATATGATTTGGATTGGATTAATACCTATTAGGGAGGTTCTCTGGCTTTCTAGACACCAATATCTTGTTCTCGCATTTTTCTTTTCTCTATAATTTTTAATAGCCTGGCTCTGTGCCTTTCAGCTTCTTCAGGGGTTAAAACCCTTGATTTGAAATCTCCTTCAAAGGGTATATAATCTTCTATTTCTTCATCAGTCATAATGGTGGTCCTAGTGGGAATCGAACCCGACAAGCTAGAGTTTTAGAAGCTCCTACCCATCCTTGTAAGACCTAATGTGGTGTCCCTGTTGTCTGGAAACAACAATTAATCCGTTTACCGAGAACGGAAGGACATAAACTGGTAGTCGGTGACGGGATTGAACCGCCGACCCTCTCCGTGTAAAAGAGACGCTCTACCGCTGAGCTAACCGACCATTTAACTAATAGGTGTGGTGGGAAGACTAAAGCCCACACATTCACGGTAATCCCCCCGTGGTCTCTTAAAGTCATTTGGACTACACACCATAGGGAGGGAAAGGAGCCTCCCCATTTCTTAAAACCAATATAGCCAATATCGACGGGAATGTCAATACAAAAATTCAGAGAGTTCCTCCGCTTTCGCGCCCACTCACAATGCTAATTTACTCTGACCGGCTTTAGGGGCCGACAAGTTACCGTTTGTTATTTTCTAGAAGTAAACAAACTAGCAGAGTCTAGAACTTTTTCGTACAGACTTGTACATATTACCTTCCCTCTGTAATCGGGAAACGTCGTAATTTCAGACGTGTACCTAGGACCATTAAGCGCTATATGGTGTCTGCTTCCCTAGCTCTCGGCAGAATATCGCTTTCTGCCTTCCTAACCAAAGCTATTGCGATATGCCTCAGTTAGAGTACCTCGTGGACCCTGGAGGATTCGAACCTCTGTACCGTATCTAGGGCCCATAAATTAAAAAGTTGGGGTGTTTGATTTCACCATCTTACCCTACCATCGGGTACGTTCTTAACGAATAACTGTTGGTTTCCAACTGCGTCTGGCCAGACCATAGTCAGACCTTCCAATCATTCGTGAGACTTTCAGGACTCATGACTTTCCCTTATATCTTCTAACCTTAAACTACCAACTTAACTGGTTGCGGGTATCGGACTTGCACCGATGATCTCACAGCTTATGAGGCTGGAATGTTTGCTGCTACACTAACCCGCGTCAAACAAAATTGTCATTAATTGACACACCCTCAGGAAGAAGGCGGTCTTTAAATTCGTTGTAAATATCCCAGGCGATACGGCCAGCTTCTTTGCTATTAATGTCGTGTCCTAGAACCAACATTTCTACAATAGTGGCTACTTCAGTAGGGATCATCTGCGCATCCTTGCAATATCTTCCGCATCTTGCTGACGGAATACTGGAACACTATTTGACTTGTGCATTGTGGCAATACCAAGAAGATTTCCGCCCGTATAATGCTTTTCCTCTTTACGAGGAGCACAGGTTCCAAATCCGTCACCAGAAGGGACTTTAGGTGAAGGACGAATGTAACTTGTAGCATAGAGAGACTTGGAAACCTTCAATGTTCCTCGCTGCATCTTTTTGTAGTTTGAGAAAGAGACCTGAAGTAGACCTGCTTCTCGACGGGCTTTGTTAAAATCCCGAAATGCTTTTGTTTCCTTATCCATGACAACCTTTATAGCAATCCCGAACTCAGAAGTCAATACCAATTATTAATGGAGTGACCGACAGGACTCGAACCTGCATTCCCGTAGTTTGCAGCCACGTGCGATAACCAGTTCCGCCACGGTCACATATCTGGCAAGGGTGTAGGGATTCGAACCCTAACTCTCAGTTTTGGAGACTGATGTGCTACCGTTAAACACTACACCGATCTGTTTTTAGCGTTTGCTTCTAAACGCCCAATGAAATTCTTAAATGGCATATGCGTATCTAAACAGGGATCATCTGGGCCGAAATCCCAAGTAAAGAAGTCGTCACCCTCAAACCAAGTGGCATACTGCACTTCACGCCTAAGTCCTGTCTTGCGCTCATACATATTCTCCACCCACTTGATTATGAATGGATTCATTTTTTCGCGAGGCCAGATGCCTTGGCTGTCCACTATGTTTCCTTTAAAAATGGCTGTGAGGGCAGGAATCGAACCTACATTCCCAATATTTGCTGGGGTCGCGACACCTACCGGCTTTACACTCACAAAATTTGGTTACTGCGGAGAGAGTCGAACTCTCACTGTTAGCCGTATGAAAGCCGTGCACTACCATTATGCTACGCAGTAAAATTAACTTATAAGAAACATCTTATTACTGTACCATTTCTGGCTCTAAAAGATTGAGCATAACTCTCTACAAGTAGATTCTCTCAATAGTAGCAACTCAGTAGCTAGCTGAGCTGTATGCTATGTCTTGACTATACAAGGTAAGGATTCAAACCTCACGAAAGATGTTTCATATAAGTTAACTTAAAAAAGACACTATACTTACTACGCCCGTTAGGGTGTCTGCTATTAGCCATTGAGTTGATCAGACTCGACCTATTCACAGAACTTACTCAAGACTGGCCTTGTCGACAGGGCAGCCCCTCTTGCTATGTCATAACCGGCGTGTTTCAGCCGCATTAGTATAGTATCTTATTTAAATTAACTTATGTAGCCTGAGAATACAGCTACTAACGAGAGCCTTCGAGGATTATTTCTTCCCTCGGTTTCCAGTGAAGTTGTATCACTATCTCTCGATACGCCTGACTATTTATATACCGCGCAGATAATAGCGGTGTCACATAAAGATACTCCAGCGTCTACTCTCCCACCGGCCTTGCGAGCCGCTCGCTTCCGCTAAGAAGCTATGATTTTTGGACTTTCCTGAACAGTTCCGAACCTCCCGGCTCTTTCCTGCGACTGTTCTCTTACGAGCAGTCGATTTCGCATCTTACTCTTTATGCCGGACTAGACTTTCGATTTTTATAAATTAAGGATTTGAACCTTGATCTACTGATTAAACGTCAGTTGCTTTACCAATAAGCTAATTTACTCACAACGACACGCTAGTCCTGCTGCTTCATGCCTTGTTAGACACAAAATACAACGCGCCGAATTGCCTTTCTCCTTCCGGGATACTCAACTCATTATACGACCATAACCCTCACGGACTACAACCATACTTCAATGCAGAACAGCATTTGGCTGGGAGCCTCACACCGTTTCCACTACCTTTCGTCCTTACAAACTCACAAAGTGGTTATGTGATGCTCAGGGGACCAACCCTTTGCCGCCATAGATACTGTTTCCAGCCCCTCTATAGCTTCTCACCTTTGCTCATTCTTATCCGCCGCGTCTATTCGACGGCAAGGGACTTTGGCTTGCTTGCTTCTCCACTTTTACATGGCGGGCCCTCTAGTAAGATCAGACCCCTCTCACTTTCCTCGCGGAAAGCTGTGCATACACCCTCAAGCAGGGCAAATTTTGTTACATCATGCTATAAGCGATGCTATCTAGAACAAAGAATAACTCTCTGCCTGACATATCCGCATCTTCGCAGATGAATATATAGTTAGTATCGTCTACCTTAATGTTGAGAGCATTGGATGTGCTCTCATAGTCAAAGGAGACTCTTGTCTTTTCCATTTCAGAAAACCTTTATAGCAGGGTTGGGATTGAAAGTCAAGATCTATTTTTTAAAAGTCGATCATAACCTGACTGAATATTTGGAAGTTTCCATCCTGAAGGGGAATACAATTCCTAGAGAAGGTATTCCAGTTATTACATTCACCGCACTTAGTCATGAGAACATTACCATGACCGTTAAATCGTTGGAACTTCTTATTATTGGCATAATAAAGAAGATTGTAGCAATTAAAACAGAAACCCTCTACCATCGACGAACAATCACCTCGTTAGAGCAATTAGGACAGTTGAAACCATCAGCCCCGTCAGGGCCACCCCCGTAATCGGTACCAGACCACAAATTCCGTACCTCCTTGGGAGCATATGCAATCAGATGTGCACAATGCTGGCAAGTAGTTTTACGTAGGGCGGCTTCATTAAGTCCGAGCGAGTGGGCCATTCCGTTTCTCCTTAGACATACTTTATAGCGCGCCGGAACTCAAAAGTCAATACTTATTTTTAGAATGATTCCCGAAACCATTCCATATACTCGTCGCAGGTAACATCCCTGAAGTCGTCTGGAAGTTCTACTCTCTGTTGTTTAAACTTGTCAAAAGTCTTATCAACGTACTTGTGAGCTTTTTCTCTAGCTTGTTCTAGCTCATCCATTATTCAACCAGCTCCGCATTAACCCTAAAAATAGCATAATCCATCCAGATTAGACCCTTTTCGGAAAGTTGTCTCTTTAGTTTCTGAACATCACCATAGGGATTGCAAGCTAAAATTTGCCCCGAATGATCCATAGCAACGAGCATTTTTATTTCCTAAAATTGGCTGGCTAGGTAGGACTCGAACCTACAACTGCTCCCTTAACAGGGGAGGACTCTACCATTGAGCTACTAGCCAAGAATATCTTCTAAATCGACCCCAAGAAACTCTGCAAGGGTCTTAATAAACTGTACTTTTTCATCTACTTCGCAGTCCGGCTGGCCCGTAGCTGCGTCAAAAATCTTTGCGGCTCTAAGAAGCTTTTTCATAGCTTCCAATTCTTCACGGAGTTTCTTTACTTCTTCTTCGTGAGCAGACTTCCAAAGGTTAAATTCTGAACGACTTAGATTGTCCGCAGGAAAACTCGGATAAGAACTGGGAATGTGACGTTTCCAATAATCATCACCAATCATACTAACTACGCACATTAGTAACCTACCACCTTTTGACCTATTTTCATTAGAGCTTCATCTTTATTCTTAAAATATGTGTATACTTTAATCAGTGAATTAAGCTGATCCACTGCATCTACAAAGTCTTGTATTACAAAGGGCTCATCTGAGCCTTCGTATGCTTGGATAACTTCCAAGCAGTAATTCATGTGTCGAATAAGATCACTGTTCTTCATAATACACCTTTTAAAAAATGGTCCCCTGTACGGGATTCGAACCCGTGACCTCGCAGAGTGAAAATCTGGCGTCCTGAACCACTAGACCAACAGGGGATGGTAGTCCCGAAGAGAATCGAACTCTTGTAATGCCCTAATCAGGGGCGTGCCTTACCATTAGACGACGGGACAACAATGTTCACCACCAATAGTGAACGTAAAATTTATCAATATTCTGCTCTGTGCAGAGATTATGCAGTTCCTTCCAGCCTGCAATAACGGATTCAGTATGATTTTCAGGATCTTCGATCCATTCCAACATATCATCCTTATAGAAGCAATAATAGCACCCATTGGAGGTGTCCATGTTTGCTGCGTAATCATCAATAGCTTCTCGAATGTTACCACTCGTATCAGTAACATCTAAAATATATGCTTGCTTAAACATTCTCATTTCCTTTTAATGAGACTCTTTATAGCGGGGCGGAACTGAAAAGTCAATAGCTATTTTTATAGGGTAAAGTCTTTGGGGATTAGTGTGTAAGTTCCGTCACCGTTGCTTATCCACATAATTGCCTGAAATTCTTCAAGCTCATATGATACTTCTATAGGGACTCTAATATAAAGACCATACTTGTCTACATCAATGTGCTGACAGAAGTGATTTCCTTGACGCATAAATATTCCTTTGGGGTGAAGTGGGGAATCGAACCCTCACCTGCCGAGTCACAACCGGCCATGCTACCATTAACACCAACAACACCAAGTGGAGTCCTAGACAGGATTCGAACCTGCATCCAGCTCCTTCGTAGGGAGGTGCTCTTCCAGTTGAGCTTCTAGGACAAATCGCTTTCAATAATTTGATTAATCATGTCCAACTTATCTTGGGCATGAGCAGCTTTCTCAATCTCATTCAAGAAAGACTCTACAATATCAGAGTGTTCTCCAATAGCCTGAGCACTCTCTAGGTAAATATGAGCGTTAGCCAATGCCACGTCTCGATCACCAATAAGCTTTGCAGTAGCTGCCTTCAAAATACGACTTTTATGCATTAAGTTACCTTTCTAAAATGGATCGGGCGTCAGGTCTCGAACCTGAACTCTTATGAGCCAAAATCACACGTGTTACCAATTACACCACGCCCGAATAGTCTGTGAAGAAATCAAGATGATTTCGGCAGACAAAAGCATTAATAAGCTTACCGTTCTCGTAAGCATGATAGAGTACATTATCACCGTATTCCGCTACAATTTCAGCAAAGCGGTTTTTACGGGTCTCATGATTTGTACGCAAGTTCAATATTTCCTTTTCCAGTAGGGGAGATAAAAAATGAGGCTCTAACGAAATACTTAATTTCGTCGTCTACGACCTGTTGAAGAATAGAGCCAGAAACAAAGTGTAGGTTTTCAGGGCCTACATTGTCCACGAACTCGTCCCACAGTTCCTTTAAAACAGGTGGCCAAGAGTTAAAGTCCCAATCTTCGGGGATATTTAAGGACTTTCTCAGAGCCTTTCCTTGTTCGTTAATTATATTCATCCGAAAGTCCTAAAGGGGCTTTTCATTGTAGCCAATTGTTTAGGGGTAGCATTATTATATGCATCTAGAGCATCTTCGAGTTTCTTCCAATGATACTCGAAGCTTTTCTTATCTTTATCTTTTAGTGTTGCTTTATAAGCATCAGTCCATTCCTCTGATGCAAGCCAATAGTGAGTAGGCTTACCCAAAAGTTTGTTTACAGCATCGAGCTGCATGGCTCTATGAAAGCGTTCCCAAAAGAATCTAACTATTTCTTCATTCATTATGATACTCCCATAGAATACCATTACAATAGGCGTGAACCGCCCCTATAGTATTTCCCGTCTTATGACAATGATGCAAATGTATAGGATTATCTAGGAAACCGGGTGGAAACAGGCTCATAGTGAGCTTATAAGGCTTCGGAGGCTCTTTAGTAAGCTCTACTTTGCAATGGTAACAATTACCACCTTGCTCTACTATATACTGCTCACGAACCTGCCTACGTTGAGTTGGGTTGAGGCGTGTATAGTTTTGCGGCAAGGGCCAAAGTGGGTCTCCCTTTGTATCAGAAAACTTTACCAAGAGTCGTAGTCCGTCAAGTCTAGTTCAAAGTATAGGAATTTTACTTTGAATATAACACCCAAGGAAGTTGGTGTAAAACAGTAAGTAAGACCGCCACCGATAGCTCCCATATAGGGGTATCCCATTTCCCAACAATCCTCATAAATTGGATCATTTGAATGGGTCTTTTTCTGTTGTTCAATTAGTTGAGGGTATACAACTTCTTCTAGCCAGAGCCTTATCTTGTCTTGCTGTTCATAAGTAGTCTGAAACTTCACGTGGTGCTCCTAACAAGAATTGAACTTATACTTAAGTCTTACCAAGACCTCGTGCTACCATTATCACTATAGGAGCCTTTGAACAAAAAGTCAAGGCAAAAATTCTGGTGGGTGAGTATGGAATTGAACCATTCCCCTCTCGGGAGCGGTTTTACAGACCGCCTGCATAGAAACCACTAGCTTTACTCACCCTTAAATAGGTCAGATAATTCTCCGCGCTCTAGCGGTTGAATCATTACTGGAATATAGTCAGCGTAGTCAGGCTCTCTTTTGTGTAGAATATACTCTACATCATCTTCATCCCAACTACCGTACGTTTTCCTCACTAGGTACATTAGCAGCATCTTCTAGAACCTTCATGTGTTTGCGGATATACCGCATCATTAGAATGGACTTTTCCATTCGGTTAAACTGGGCATTTCCAATATCTTTAATAGGGACTGGAAATAGGAAAGATCCAAAATTGGTCTTATACCAAAGTTGACCGTCTCTGTAGTATTGAAACTCAGATTTTCCTTGAATATAGAGTTTAAGCATTAGTCACCTTATGGTAGTAGGAAATGTGGTCACTCTCATTCATGGCGAATTCTCTAGCTTCATTGTCGTCTAAGAAAGATCGAACCCTAGTTTTACCATTTGTATAAAAGAATTTATAGAGCATGACCACCTTTTCTGGCGGAACGTCTGGGAGTCGAACCCAGTCAACTCTTACGAGTTGTACAGATTAGCAATCTGCTGCATTACCATCCTGCCCACGTTCCAATTAACCAACCTGCTTGAAAATAATATACTTAGGAGTCCATCCGCGATACACGCTCCGCGTGTTTTCTAGGTCTTTATAGTATTGTTCCAGTTCCTCGCGCTTTTTATGTGCTGATTCGAAATCCATATGAGTGGACTCGAATGAGTAAGGTTGGCCACCGCCTGCCGGGTCTGGATTAATACTTACAAGAATATACATTATCGAATAAACCCAAAACGCTCAAACATCATTTCACGAGCGCGAACTCGTTGACCGCTTACTCGTTTCCAACCCTTCGTAGGATGTAGAGTGATGTATCCACCTTCCTCGTCTAGGATTGTATACTGAGGTTTAATCTCAGCAGATCGAGTTCGAGCGCGTTTATCAGATTTTAACATTAATTAACCTTTTCTACAGTAAGAAGGAACTTGCTCAGTTCCGGGATAGCTTCTAGAGTGACGCTATCTTCAGTAACGTCAATAACATTGTCGTAGTAAATCAGAGTGCACTTAACCATATTATTCTCCTTCATAAAATGGTACTCCCTGAGGGATTCGAACCCCCGGCCTAACCGTTATGAGCGGTCAGCTCTAACCGCTGAGCTAAGGGAGTGTATTAAATTTGGTACGGGCAGAGGGACTCGAACCCCCACGGATTTCTCCACTGGTACCTAAAACCAGCGCGGCTACCAATTACACCATGCCCGCATAAACTATTTAAAACTGGTGGGGAAGGTGGGACTCGAACCCACACGGACAAAGTCCAGAAGATTTTAAGTCTCCCGCGGCTACCATTACACCACAACCCCGTTATATTTACATCCTATGTTTCATAACAAAGTCCAGCGTGTCTAGAGAAGATAATGCGCTTGTGTGCAGAATAAAGGTTCCACCTCGTTCCTGCCACAGAGGCATCCACTTAGGCCAATCATCAATTAGCACGTTATGATAGCCTTCTACCATATGCAGTGACTTATCTTTGGACTTGCAACAGATAATATCTAGTTCTGGAAAGTGCTTCTCGGCCCAACGAGTCTTTTGACCAATTGCCCAATCACTACCTTCCTTACTAGGAACTCCTGTCAGAATAACTGGGTCAAATCCCCTATCCTGAACGCCCCTTACAAGTTCTTCTGCATCTGGCATTAGAGGCAGCTTGAAGAAGTAATCTTCATGGGAATATAGAATATCCCAAAGCGCTGCATCGTTATGCTTTTTCTTTTCAAACTCACGCGGAGGCATACCAAGGAGTCCAGAGGCATAACTATCGAAGTCAGCCAATACTCCGTCACAATCCAAAAATACTTTCATTCGCCGCTCCGTCTTGATGAACCTTTATACCAAGGACAAACTCAAAAGTCAATACTTATCTTTAAGACGTTCCCTAATATCTTCGATAGTAGTGAAGTCCATAGAGTATCCGTCCTTAAACACAGTAATCAAACGAGGATCGTCAAACTTACCCGACTTGCTGCGCTTTCCCTTGTCCGTAATAGGATTCTTGCTAATAGGGATAGACTTACCATTCACAATTACATTGGAGCCCTTGATAGCGAACTTCGCAGTATCTCGGTCGAGACCAGACTGCATAAGTCCACCGCCGGAACCCGTCATGATGCTATCGGCAGAAATGCCCATGTTATAACCAATCTCAAAAGGAAGGTGTCCAGTTCGTTCGTTGATTCCGTCACCCCAAAGAATCTTGAGGTTTTCAAATACAACGTAACCCTTAGAGTTTACGTACTGGTAAGGCCACTTGTCCAGAAGCTTAGCCAGAACCCAAGGAAGGACTTCATCAATTTCTCCACTATCCGGACGAATTACAAGAGTAAGGTTCTTTTCCCGAATCTTTGGGGCCAGATCAATCCACATCAGAACAGCGTCGTAAATGTTCCAAGTATCACTTACGACAGAAAGAATACCGTTCTCTTCTCCCATATTGTCAATGAGATACTCAAAGGATTCCTTCTCATTCTCCTGTCCGAAGGCACACATAATGCTGTGCTCAGTTGCAGGAACACTGAAACCGCTCATTTCCGAGTTATAGGTCTTGTTAACAAAGTCTACGGCTGGAATGTTATCAGAGCCTTGGAAGTGTGCAAGATATGCAAGACCGCCAATTTCCGACTGCTCCTTAGAGCTCACACCTCGACTAGAAAAGTCAAGAATTGCGAACGGAGACACCTCCCCAGAGTCCGTAGTGTCCCTAAAGTAAGGGGCAATGTTACGCTTCATCCGAAGAATTCGGCTGGCAACAGTAATAGGATACCAGATGCGAAGAAGCAAAGTTTCCAGATAAGACGTAAGCCACGCACACTTGGGGTCAGTGTTGCGGATTGTAACCATAGGCACTCCTGGACTTACAATGGTCCCCTCGGGAAGGGCTTTAATCTCAATAGGAAGGTTGCCGCCAAGCTCATACAGAATATAGTCCCAGCCTTCCTTATTAATAGGAATGCCGTGCTTCTTCCCAAATTCTACTGCCTCTTGAATATCGAAGGCGTCAATGCCTTGTTCAAGCATATCAAGAATGGGCTTCAGCCCAATAAATACTAGGTCTTCGTATTCGCCGCCTCGGCTTTCGAGGTAGCTATACATTTCAGTAGTTCCCTTGGGGTATCCACGGAAGTGGCTCAGCTTATAACTGTCGGTATTAAGAATAAGATTACTCATAACAAAGCTCCTTTGTCAATTTTAACAAGTCTGTCTATCAGACAAGTTCTCTAATAATGTGGTAGTGATCTTCAAACATCATATCTTCACGAAGCTCAGCCAGTGGAACCCACCTCGCCTTTTCAGCATCGTCAGAACCCTTTACCTTTGGTAGCTCTCCCGGCTTAAGCTCAAACTTAAAGACTTTAGAGACTACTACACCACGTTCAGAACGGTTTGGATTGTCCGCATCAAAGGTGGCAGTAATTGATCCTTCTAGGACAGGCAGAGGAACCTTAATCTTGGTTTCTTCCTTCAGCTCCCTAAGGGCCGCCTGCTTAAATGTTTCCGTAGGATTCTTGAATCCGCCCGGAAGAGCCCAAAGACCTTTTCCAGGCTCTGCCCTACGTTTTACGAGTAGGATGTGGCCTGATTGGATAACTACTGCGTCAGCAGTAAGGTGTTGGGTCTCGTATGCATTGTTGCTAAAAGCTTTTTTATAAGCCGAGTAATAATTGTACTCTCTAGCAATATCACTATAATCTTGTCCTCTAATAATATTAGCAACACTAGTAGGAAGCTGATCTTCTAGAAGATATTTAAACCCGAATAAACTATCGCGAATGTCAGTAGCATTAATTGGATTAACAAATTCTACTGCTTCATTGCCCCACTGAGGAAACAAGTTAATATAGTAACTTGTGTGATCCTTGTTACAACCAATTAGGCCAATCTTAGGACTGGATACACCGTATGAGGTTCCTTCTTCCTTAATAGTTTGGTGAACAATGTCCTGGACAGACTGTAGCCAGAGGCTATCGTTGTAGGTGAAGTCCCTAAGCGGCTTAATGTTTACTCTGTTCGTGGGATAAACAGAGCGGATAAACTCTTTGCGTTCCTCAAAAGTCCAAGGATTTCGAGGAGACCTTGCCTTTCCGTATCCACCTACAAGGACAATGACTTTGTTAGAGAGCTGAAGAGCTCGATCAATAACTTCTCTATGTCCGAGGTGAAAGGGTTGAAAACGTCCAATAAATACTAGATAATCATACTTCATAAACAAAGCTCCTTTGTTTTAACTATTGCAGGGTCTATCCCTACAAATGACTAAGGGCGGACCGTTAGGCCCGCCCTGATCTTTACACTACGTGTAAAAGAAAAGTGTTACGGGCACTCATAGCCGTCAGGTAAATTGTCGCAATCTCTTGGATTTGTGGTTTCTTCTGCAACAGGTGTAGCGGATGGTTGAGGGGTCTCCTCACTATCGCAAGCTGTGAGCAAAATAGCCCCAAATAAAATAACAATATGCTTCATATAATCTCCAAAAATGGAGCGGGTGATCGGGATCGAACCGACGACGAACAGCTTGGAAGGCTGACACTCTACCACTGAGCTACACCCGCTCACTTATTTACTCACCGAGACTCGTTACAGGAGCGATTTCTTCAGTAGCAGTTCCACGGAACCAAACTACGAGAACACCTACAACGGCCATAATTGCTTCTACGATGGCATTACCATCAAGTCCTACAGGAACAAGTCCAAATAGTGCTAATAGACCGAAAACGGAAGTGGCAATACCAGTCCAAACTGTACGGGACTTCCACCAACCTTTTTGCTTATAAAATGTCATTTGCTACCTCCAAAGATAACTCCTAGTACGATCATAATGATCCATACGATAAAGGCGTTAAACCAGCTAAATTGCAACACTCCTAGAAGGCTAAGTAGCCAAGTTAGGAAAGCTGCTATACCGAACCCACAGGCTAGACCGAAGGATAGTAATAGAAGAATTACTACACAACCCATACCACTGTCAGTCTTAAACTTAGCCATATTACCTCTTTTAAAAATGGTCGGGGATGTGAGATTCGAACTCACGGTCTCCTGCTCCCAAAGCAGGCGGATTGGGCCTCTTTCCTAATCCCCGTTATTGAATATCAAATATACTCGATTTTAGATCGAATGTCAAGAGTTATTTTTAAAGGATGTTCATGAGACGTTTATATTCGTCAATAACTTCCTGGGGTGGGTCCATTTCGGACTCCCAAGACTCTCCCATTAAATTCTCCCAGTACTCCCCATTTTGGTTTGTACGGAAACACACCCAATCAATATTATTTTTTCTAGCATATTCTTTTGATAGAGTGACGTGAACAAGGTTCACTGGACTGATTTCTTCAATCATATTTTACTCCAACCCGTATAAGAGTCATTAGACATAAAATCATCCTCAGCTTCTGCGTGTTGCGCACAAAAGGGATGATCCCCTGCGAATTGTGTATGGCGTATATAATCGGCTTCTTTGCCGCAAAATAAACAGTAATCAATCATAGAGTTAGGTCCTTCAAAATTTCAAATATAGAGGACTGTTTTCCCTCACAAGGAACTGTGAGTCTTTTAAAAGAATCGTCGTACACACCTACACCACATACTTCACATCTAGGATCAGATGCAAACCAGCCGTTATCATACACTCTATGAGTACTATGAACATCCTCTGGTTTTAAAATCTTCTCAGGAGCTATCATATTTTGCCTTTCTGGCGGAAGGTGAGGGATTCGAACCCTCGGAACCTTTTACGGTTCACACGCTTTCCAAGCGAGCGCAATCGGCCTCTCTGCCAACCTTCCTTATTAAATTTCTACCCTGCCGTTTGTTAGGGTGTATTCTTTGTTGTCTCTAATTTCTTTCCAGGTCTTAGACCAAGGGCCTCTAAAGGATAGAACCCACGAGACTCCATCAGAAGATACTTTATGCATCATATCCCTACTTATATAAATAGGTTTAATTGATGGCGTATAGGTATTCAAAATATAGTCCCCCAGATGTATTCTAAGGGTTTCCCTGAGTTCACCAGAAAGTATCCAGTTCCAAGAGTTAAAAGCATGACTGTGATAAGCCTCACGAGACTTACCCTCAAACTTCATAAGCACGATAGAAAACAGGGATTTGAATTCACATAGCCAGTAGCCAGTAGCGTTACTCTCTGGGCCACCGTCTTTTCTAACTTTAAATATCATATTTAATTCCTAAAAATGGAGGAAGGTGGAGTAATCGAAACCCTAACCTTTCGGATACCACGGAGTTCAAATCCGCTTTGCCACCTCGGCGGCACCTTCCTCAAATTTCAAATACCTTCATCTGGAATCCGTTAATTTCTCCCGGATACCCCACAGGATTGGATACTACCCTACAATCCTGCTGCACATAGTCTACAGGATAATGTGTATGTCCATGCATCCAAAGTTTAACCCCAGTCAAATCCATGTCACTATAGTAAGCCTTATTCAAGTCCCTATAGTAGGCATAAGCAGGGTTTACACTCTGGGCTGACGGAGCATGATGTGTAATAACTACATCAGGCCTCACATTGTTAAGCGTTTGCTTGAAACGCTTAAACTGGTCAGTAGTATCCGCAGGATTAAACCAATAACGATCTCGAGAATACTTTACCTTTCGGTAATCATTCATCTGATCCTTTGCATAGATTTCAGCCATGGGGTCACTCAGATCGGACCACATAGTTCCGAGAAGAATGTTCACTCCGTCAAGATGGACCAGAACAGAGTTCTGATGAAACCCACAAGGAATTACATTATCAGGGTAATACATCACAGGATAGTCTGTGAAGTAAGTGCCGTAGTATTCGTGGTTGCCTGGAATGTAGAATACATTCTTGTAACCACGACAGGTACGATCCCACCAATCATTGTCGTGCACCTTGGTGGTTTCAATGTCACCAGCTAAGACAAGATAGTCAGCATCAGCCTTCGGCAAATCGGGAATGTGTCCGATACCGTAGAACTCATTATGAGTATCACTTGCTAGAGCAAACCGCACGTTGTATTCCTTTACTATTACTAATTAAGCCCATGTTTTTAAGACTTAGGACAGAGGGGAAATCTATAACTCCTGAGGTTTCAAAAGAGCATAGAAACTCTCCATTTAGAAACACAGCCAGAAATATAAAGTCGTCCGCTATTTCTAGGTTTAACACGCCGCCTAGGTATCTACCGTAGGCGACGTGATCTTCGTTAGCATCCCAATAAGGAACATAGGGCCAGTGCACACCGAACCATTCTGTATTGTCCCAAGTAGTTAGTCTTAGACTCTCTTGGGTTATTAAAACAGGTTTGAAATCATATGCTTGCATTTAAGCCTTTCCAAGCCAATTAGGAAAGTATGCTCGATAAGGCTTATAAAGGTCGATTCCATACTGCTTCAAGTGTTCCAGAGAACCTAGTTCTTCGGGACGTTGAAAAGCATGATGCCCGCCATATCCAGTATATACTTTCCCGTTTAGGGCAAATTCTGGTTCTACCGTTACTTTCTCGATAACATAAATCTGGTATACACCTTTTTCATCTTTTCCGAGAACGATAGCGAGACCATTATATTTATTGCTCCATACAATCTCATATTTAGAGAACGATGTAGCTACACAAGCATCAGGGATAGAGGTAAGATAACGTCTATCCCAGTATTCTCCCGGAAGTTTCCGAGGAATACCCACTCTTTCAATAATATTCTTTACAAAGGATACCGGACGAAACAGAGATTCTGCGATGGATTCGAGAGATTCTCCGTCAAGAGCACCTTGGATAATTGTTTGAATATCAGAGTTAGAGGCAGGTTTGCCTCTATTCTCCTTACGAAGTCGTGAACGAAGTTCTACCTTTGAGTGATATTCATCAATGATCTTTTGCAGACGCGTAGGGTTAGCTTTGATATTCAGAATATCGTAAGCTTCCTTCTTTGTTCCGCCGTTCTCCAGATGTGCGATTACCTTTTCGATGTGTTCATCGTCAAGTCTTTCGCCCTCTTTCTTTTTAACTGCCATTGTTATCCCTTTCAAGACTTCTTATATCAAGTTTGAGATAGAATGTCAACACTAAAAATGAAGGATTACGGCGTTATCCATATCGGTATCAATGTACCAAGTACAAGAGTCGCCATCTTCTAGCTGATACTCTTCCACAATGTCCTCTGGCAGAATAAGAACGTGTCTACCCATTTCATCAACTTCAATTCTAAGTTTCATAATTCTTCCAAAATGTTATCATAAACTGTCAAACAAATAGAGTAAATCTCTCTATTTTTCTTGGATTGTAGTGTTTCTTTATCTCCGAATAAGCTACCACACTTTTCTATTACAGGAGGGGGTGGAGGAGGAGAGTTAGTTCTATAGCATTTCATGAATGAAGCTATTATTGAGTGCTCATTCATTCGTATACCTTAAACAGATTGGGATAAAACTTATTTAGCTCGTTAGAGGCTCCCTTGGCTACTTCCATATGCTCCGCTTGAGTTCCATTAGAACTCCGTAGATCGCAATAGTGGTACCAGCTACGAATAGTCCCAGACATATAGAGACGACTTTCCGTAAGACCCTCAGGAAGAACTGCACGTGCTTGCTCCTTTGCAATACCTAGATCAAGTGCTGCTTTGTACAGTTTGTCAATCTGCCTAATTAAGTCTGACTGTTCATGCATCCACCAAGAAAGTAAATCATCATTATCTGTTTTGACAGAATTTTGACGGTTCTTTGTATCCTGTAGTCGTGCTTCCCTCTTTACAAAGTTCAAGCCACCTTTTGTCACATCAGCATACCGTTGGCTAAACTCCTGAAAGGAGAAGCTACGGTGTCTCAGTATCTGACGAGCAATGTCACGAGTAGTAACAATCTCTAGTGTCGCACTTGCCATTTCAAGCGGGGACCAGTGAGCGTTATTAATCAGATACTTGAGTAGCTTGCCACTACTTTCATGATTCATCTGATTAGAGGGATTACTGACTCTTGCACAATAGGCTAAGAATTCTTCAGGTGACATTTCGGGATGGGTTGTTCCCGCAACAAATTTAACTTGCATTAATTAAACTCCATTGTGGCGGCTCTCTACGAGTATAGCCGCTCAGTTTAAGTTTTTCGTGGATATAATAGTTTCTATATGCCACAATAGGATTTTCATCCTTATACTCGTCAGGCATGGCCATCGCGGGGGTGGTTAGCCCCCTGCTCTCCATTTTGGTTGGGAATGGGAGCTGCGATACCATCTTTGCGCTTGCATGAGGCTTGAAGCCTCGCCACTGCGCTTCCTGATTTAAAGCATCTACGAGAAGCCAGGAATACTCCCAGTTCTCGTAGGATTCTCTCATCCAAATAGTGCAGGGATGATTGTGGAAACAAGGCTTATATCGAACTGATGTAGGATAATTTGCATCTTGGGAAGCCAGACGTATAGTAGAATATTCATGAGATTCTAACTTTCTAGGAACATAACCATAAATTTCATCAATCCAGATGTTTGTAGAAAGCATCTGGCCTAGTTCTAACTGCATCTTGGTCACGTGTTTGTCAATGTGTGCTTCTGCACATCTATCTATGTTTTCATCTAGATAGAATATGTTCATTTTGGGGTGGGCTTGCTAGGGTATACTACTGAAGCATTCGAAATATCGGCTGCGGTAATATTTCTACCATCAATACCCGTAGGGTATAAGTTTGGTAGTGTAGTAATTGGCGGGATTGAGCGAATATGTGAGGTAATTTGAGGAACTACATCAGCTGGTTGCTTAGTAAGGCTTTCATTACGTTCATCCTCACGAATGCGGTTTAGCACAAGAGTTGCGTAACCAATAATGTCCACCCAGTTATCATCATAGTCGTGATAACCATTCAGCATTCGAGCAATCTTGTCAGTGATTACTACAAGAGACTGACGAGTATCAGTGGGAAGCTTTTCCCAGTTCGGGTGGTTCCACAAAATCTGTTGTAGAGCCTGTGCGATCTTCGCGTGTTCGGAGAATTTTCCATAACGTGAGCCGCGTTCTTCTAGTACTTTTTCAATCATTCAGGTGACTTCCTAATAGGTTTGGGTGGAATAGGATCAGCGGTTAGAACCGCTGGTGGAGTTGGAAGAGGAGTTACTACTATCCTCTGGGACTCCTCGTTGGGCGTTGTCTTGCAGGCGCTCGTTAGCAGCAACAACGCCAGCATAGAAATCATCCCAGCCTTCTTTTTGTTCAATAGTGGCTCTTGCATTGGTGTAGTTTTCTCCAATAGTCTTTAAAGAGTCTTCCTCAGTAAAGGATGATGCGCTTCTGTCAGAAGCAAATAGAGGGTCTATAGGGAGACCCTTTGATAGCTGATCGTGGGAATATACCCAACCGTTAGATAGAAACGGAGTATCCCGGAATACTTCCTTGATTACGTCGTTGTTTCTATACTGAACTTCTGTGATTGTTCGAGTATTGTTTATCACTCGTTCTGAAATATCCTCTTTGAGCACATCCGTTTCTTCCCGGAAAGTCATAAGAGAATCATTTATTCTTTTCTGTTCGGCTAGCTCGGAGTTAAGTTCTGAGATTTCGGCCTTGTCCCATTCGCCTTGCTTCTTGGTTGAGCCGTAGCTATTTCCCATGTAGAAGACACCGCCCACGAGAACGAGGGCAGCTATGCCACCCCCTAGAAGTTTGTAAGGTAAAGGTATCATGAGGTCCACACCTTTTCAAGTGCTTTTTGAGTAGTCATACCCTCTATCATTAGTTCTCTGATCTGGTCTAAATCTTCGTCTGTTAGGACTCTGGACTCAGTTCCATGAACTATATAAGATTCATTTTCAAACGGAACTACGTAAAACATATTATCTCCTAAAATGGTTAGATCAACACTTGGCGTTTCTGTTTGTGGGAGGACGCACTCCTACTCGCCAATTCCGTCCCCTCAATATACTTACCCATTGTTAACTCAAACCCCTTATATAGAGTGTGCACCTCTATATAATCGACCTGCAGCGGTCTCGAAGGGGATTAAATAAGTATACGTGTTGACCTACAATAGCACACCGGGGACTTGAACCCCTATGTTCGTGCATACGTTCACGTTAGTACCATACTACCTAGTCTACTTAAGACAAACTAGATGGTGTGCTAATGTAGACCAACCTATAAAGACACACTTTTGATTCTAAGGCTGAGGAGTCGAACCCCGTTTCGCCCGTCCTTAGTGTTCGGAATAGCAGAACGTTACTACTATCCCTTAGCTGGCCAGCTAATCGCGACGGGTTCGACCCCGTCAAGTGTGCCTATATGGGTGATGGGATTAAGGCTCCCATCTGGCCCTTTACAATAGCCATTACTGACTCATTACGTCACAACTAGTCTAAAGTTTTTGTTTTGCTACGCAGGCAGATACTTTATCTGCCCTTGTGACCACTTGCTATTGTAGGTGGACTTCTGTTGCCAAGTGTCCACCGAACTTCGGTCAGGCAGCAAGTGCCATCACAGGTGCATTATCGTTTGCATTTAACGTCATAAACACGATTTTGTATTGACCACTCTCCTACCTCAGTCGATCCTAGTTCGCGCCCATCAATAGAACTGAAAGGTAAGTTACACTACGCTGACCTCTGCCAACTCCAGTGCGCCTACACTGGTCTAACCGCTTTCAAGACGGTCGTGCTTTTGCTCTACGAAAGCTAGACGCTATACTTTTCGATGACTCTTTAGGCTTCGTAGACCCGCATAATCATCTATTCAGTTCTAATGGTGGACGCGGCGGGTACTGCCCCCGCGTGCTGAGTATTTAAGTAAATCTCGCATTTACTGTGTCTGTTATAGTCGATTTTGGCTCGAAAGTCAAGAGTTATTTTTAAGAAACTTTTGACGAAGTTCTGCGCCAGTCATGGGAGTATAGTCATGAAGCTCCTGATTGAAGGCTTGGGCCATGCGTTGTGCTTCTGCCTCCGAGAGCTTTCCGACTTCGAGAACAAGGTCAAAACGGCCTGGCCGCGTGAGCGCCGTGTCTAGTGCTTCGATGTTGTTTGTGGTTGCAATAGTGACCATTCCATGAGGGGTAGTGATACCATCCAGAGCATTGAGAAGCTCTGACAGGGTGGATGCATTAGACATGGGTTCACCAGTCTTTCTGTCCACAGTTATACCGCTTACGTCAATGTCCTCGATTACAAGAAGTCTGTCCTTCCAATCGTTGTAAAACAGATCGCCAAGTCCACCCTTCTTCAGGCTCGCAGGGTTCAGAATATAAATATCCTTATTGAACTTGTTTGCAATTGCCTTAATCAGAGAGGTCTTACCAGTGCCCGGAATACCGTGCAGGAGAATACCTGTGTGATAAGGCATTCCCCTTTCTTCATAGAGATTTTCTTGCTCCGTAAAGGCATTGATGTGGTCAACAATCTGCTGCTTATGATCGAAGTATACAGTCTCAAGTCTGCGAGGTGGAACACGACCAGAGCAATCCCATCCGTGGTTTGCATTCGTATATACCTTCAGGTCACGCTTCTTGCACTTGATTGCAGACTTCACGTACTTGGGAATGGTCTTATCTCTAATTTCATAGAAATAGATGGAGGTTCGTTCTTTGAAGTTATAAGAGTCATTGGACTCTTCAAGCTTCTTTACAAGCTTGAAGTATACTCCGTTATACTTACCATAGTGGGAGCCGTAACCTAGGGTTACAATGTTGTCTTCCATCAAGGTCTTGTGACGAGACCACTTTACGTAGTCTTGAATATAGTGAACCAAGTCCTCGTAATCGTCCATAGTGGACAGGAATGTGATTTCCTTTCTCAGGAAATTCATTACATAATTAAATAGAGTTTTTGGAAAGTCTTTTACCAACCACAGTAGAACTGCTAAAGGGGCCGTTGCAATTGCGCCCGCAAAGACCCCTTGTGCTACTGTACTAGTGGTTATAGTTGCTATAAACCACTCAATCATTCTTTCAAAGCCTCAATTATTTTAGGGAGCATATTTATTAAGTGAGCAATATGCTCCCCATCATATCTATTAGACTCAACTACATTATCTAAGTCAAAGTCTATATTTCTTTGGCAATGGCGAATTGCGGTATACATCCACTCAGGAGAGACGTTAATTTCAATCGCACCTGCAATATCTTCGAGTCTTACTATTAGCTCTTCTTTAGTCATGGGCGTCTCACACCATAAAGCCTAACAAAAGTTAGTACACCCTGTGCCACTTTAGCATTCCAACTAGTTGAGTGCCAGCCTTGTTGATCGCAGTAAGATTCTACAATTTCGTTGATCCAGTCTTCGTCTAGAGGTTCAGCTACTGCCAAAGGCTCACCAATACAACGAGCTTCAATAAGCCTCCACACCTTGTTATATTCAGGCCAGTCACTCTCAACAACTACAGACTCAATTGTAGGAATTCCCTGTTCTTTCATGAATTTGGTAATTTGAGTTTCTTGCCAAGGTACTAGATGTTTTCGTTTAATAACGATGTATCTATGCTCACGAATAAATTCCAACTCGGAAAGCTTTTCTTCAACTTCCGCAAGTTCAGCTTTCAACTTATCACGAACTTGTTCTAGTTCAGCCTTTTTCATTATAAAGTTCCTCAAGTAGAATTCCTACAACCATTTCTAAGTCGTCTCGATTAGGGTTTCCAATTTCACAATCAAAGTCTTCCAGAATAATACAAGCTCCGGTTTCCTTAAAGGCTTTCTCTAGTGCAGACTTAATCTTTTCACGGGTTGGGCTGAAAGAGAGCAAGCGCAGACGAGCTGCCTTAACTTTATCCGCTTGTTCTGCCCTGTCTTTATAGGGAGCCGCCGGACGGATTCCAGAACCTTCTCGTCCACCTTCCATGGTTCTCATAATCTTGACTTCTGTCTCATAGTCTACAAGCAAATCATGCAGACTAGGGTAGTTAGTTTTTTGCTCAATAGCTTTTTGAACTAGTTCACGCTCAACCTTATCCCTAGCAATTCGGTCATAAAGTTCCTTGCTGAGTTTTTCGAGTTCTTGCTTACTCATGTTACTGTACATCTTTAATTGCCTTTTCAAAGTTTTCAAATGCTTGCACCGTCAGGCGAAAGCGACCATTCTTACATTGTTCTGCACTGCCAGCCTGACCAATAGAGGTCAAATAAGCTGCGGCTGCTTCTACAGGTGTCATTAAAGTCCCCAAATAGCGGTTATAGCGAAAGTAAGGCCAGAGACGATGGCTAGAATTCCAGACAAACCTGCAATATAAGTCCATTTTGTCTTAATCAGAGGGAATGGGCTATCCATATGGCCTGCGATCTTTACTAATACAATAGATACACAGAATACGGTTAGAGCAATTTGCCAAATCACATCGCTTCTCCAAGTGCAATTTGAATATTACCGCGAATTCGCTTGTAAAAGAATGCTTTCTTCACAAGATCGAAGCTGTCAAGCTGCGCCAGCTTCTGACGAAGATACTTGTTATTTGTGCTGTCACGAGTGTTGGAGCCGATATCAGCGGTCTTGATTAGCTGAGCCCTATAGCCACTAAAGTTCTCATGCCCCTTAGTTAGGGACAGAACCAGAAGATAAAGATCCATATCAAGGTTCAAGATTTGCTGCCAATACTTTTCTTCACAGTCTTCAATCACGTCATGAAGAACAGCTCCAGCGAGAGTCATTTCTTCCTCAATTCCTGCTTGGAGTAGAGTAGTCATGACTTCCATGGGATGGACAATGTAGGGCAGTCCAGAGAACTTACGCACCTGTCCTGAGTGGGCACGATGGGCAATCTTGATAGCTTCATTCAACATTTTTGTATCCTTCAATAAGAGCTACAACGAGATCATCAGCAGTCATGCTTTCCAAAGCGTAGACATAAAATGTTTTTCTAGAACCGAAAAAGCTTCTTTTACGGTATAAAAGAATTTCTTCACAGGGGTTCTTAGCATCTTTATTAAATGCTTGAACAGTATTCAAATCTGTTTCAATATTACGACCATCGAAAGGACCTCCAATAAATAAAGTCATTCTTCTTCTCCGTATTCTGCGTCACAAAAGGGACAACGATTGTCGTTTAAATGACCGTCATTGCGGCAGTGTTCGCAGCCCCAATCATCCATTGTATTCTTCCATAAATTCGTCGTAGTCGTCACCAAGCTCGATCTGGCTTTCCGTCAAGTAAGCTTTGTCCAAGAACTCCCGTTCAAATCGTTCCAGGAGTTCAACAGCAATCTCAAGCATTTCTCGTGTATTTCGCATAGTTGGTTCCCTTTCCATATAATCCCTTATAGCGCAGTTGAGGAATGAAGTCAAGCTATATTTTTTAGAGGTTGGTTAAAAATGACTCTTGACTTTTGCTCAAAATTTTTGTATCATAATGAATCGTCAACAAGGAGTTTAATTGATGAAAATTGAGATTATTAACGGCCAACTACCTGAACGTGCTAACGAGGGTGATGCTGGTTATGACATACACGCCTCAGAGAATGGTATGATTCCTGTGGGCTCTTTCCTCTTAGTTCCTTGTGGATTCAAGATGGAATTAGAGCCTGGTATGGAGGCACAAATTAGGCCCCGTTCTGGTCTTGCTTTAAAGAAGCAGATCGTGGTCTTAAATTCACCCGGAACGATTGACTCAGGTTATAGGGGTGAGGTAAAAGTACTCCTAGCTAACATGGGCTCCGCTCCCTTCTACTATGAGAAAGGTGATCGTATTGCGCAAATGGTATTTGCCAAATACGAGACTCCTAAGCTTGAAGAAGGTAAAATCCTTGAAAAAACCTCTCGGGGTGAAAAGGGCTTTGGTAGCACAGGAGTGAAAAAGAGTGAAGGTTGAGGTTCATAATAACAATGTTGATCGTGCACTTCGTGTACTCAACAAAAAGCTCAAGGGTGAAAACTTTTGGGAAGAATATAGACGTCACGATTATTATGAGAAGCCTAGCATCGTAGATAAAAGAAAGCGATCGCGAAAGAAACTTGGCTAAACTAGAAGAAATGGTTTGGGCGGAAGCCCGTGGAGAGAGTGAATTAGGGAAAAGAGCTGTAGCCCACGTGGCGCTCAATAGAGTAAAGAGCGGAAAGTTTCCTAACACCCTCTCAGAAGTAATAACACAAAGAAGTCAATTTAAATACAAAAGAGGATACGGTCCCGCTTGGGAAAGTATCCTCCGTATTTGTCAGAATCCGGGGCCAGACCCTACAGGCGGCGCTTTGTACTTTGCCACCTATAAGGCTTGGCCCAAGAAGCAATTTACGTGTAAAATTGGTTCACACTACTTCTTTAAATAGATTATCTAGGGTTCCTATTGTTCCGGCGATAGGAACCCTTTCTTTTAGGGTCTTGATGTAGAAATAGGCTTCGCCCTCATTCATGAGAGGGCGAGTGCTGAACATTCTTTCTCCAAAGTAGGAGAAGTGAACTACGATTCCTTTTTCAACTCTTTCTAATTCAAACATGTCCAAAACTCTCCTGAACCCTCTTCGCCAATAAGCCAGTTGCGGTCTTGAATTCCACCTAGCTTCTCGATAATTTTTGTGCCGTATCCCTGTCTTCGCTTTTCTGGAAGAACATATACTCCAATGTGGTCTCCCTCTAGGTCAAGGTCTTCGGGATACTTAAAGATCATGCCTAGAGAGCAATCGTCAATCATTACAATCTCTTTAATGAGATCGTTCCTCTCTGTGAGAAGATGATAGAAGATGCTCTCGGTATCTGTATAGAGCTTGAATTTAATTGCGTCGTTTATAATACTGCGCAAACTATAATGTCCTTATAATCTCTCTTTAGCGCTGTCATGATGCGGAACGCATCTTCCTTGCGCGTGACTCTACAAATCTCAATTCCATCAGCTATAACCGCTATACATCCATTGGTGTATAGCGGTTTTGCATTTGTAACGTATCCTATTATGTTAGATAGTAGTCTAACATTTCCTCCTTGTTCTTGAACTTCACTGCCTTCGATTGGCCCCGATAAGTCCCCCCAGTAGCTAGGCACGTGTGAATTAGCCAGTCTTCCTCCGACTTTTTCGTAGAGGTAATTTGCAAATCGGGAGTCGACTTTTCTAGCGACTCTACGGTTGTAGGCTTCGAGTATGTGCCACATAAAATATCAATCGCTTTCTGTTGTCTTCCTGCTTCATACGTCAGGCTCTCATGTTCTTTTTTTAATCTTTCAGCCTTTTGTTTTGCATTATATAGAATTGTTTGTTCACTGCTGGAAAATATAATTACTTCCGTTTTGTGTTTCCCCTTACCCTCAGTTAGGGAATAATCGGACCATTTATATTCCTCTGGCCTATTACGAAGAATAGAGTTGTCTACATAATGCCTATGTGTAAGTTTAAGGCCACGGTATTCCTTAGGCATTTCCATGTTCTGAATTGTGAGCATGGCAATGTGCCGAGCAATCTGAGTAGAAGGTGACTCTACTTTCAGGGGTATCGGTATAAATCCCAAACGTTGTAGCATTTTGACATACCAAGGAGCGGGCTTGTTTAGAGCCCGCTCCAATTCGTTTTTGAAATGCATATCTACGTACATTATACTACCAATCCATATTCCTTACCAATCACCTGAAGATTCTTAATCATCATTTCTTTAGAATCTTCTCCCGCCCAGTCTAAAGTGTCTGCGTCTGCTACGGAGTCGTGAGCTATCTGACAGCGGCGTAGAAACTCCAGTTCCTGCTCAGTCAAATGTTCAAAGGTTTGATTGAAGTAGCCACAGTTGTACGCGTTATAAACTCCAAGATACAGAGCGTCGGCACGTGCAGCCTCTACATCAGTGATTAGAGCGCCAATGAGGCAAGGGCCATTAACGCTTCGATAAGAGCACTTGCCTTGCCCATTCAGGGCGGGCTTCTCCATTTCCAGAGCTCGGGCCATGATCTTGTCAAAATATTCTTGCATCATTTCAAAAATTCCTCTACCTTATCTCTACAGTATGGGCAGAACCCTCTGCCTTCACAGCGATCGGGGCCTGACCAGCCTATATTGCGGTATTCACAGTATAGGCTGGCAATTTGGGCCTTGATTTCTTCACCCATTAACTGTCAATCCGTAAGCTTCTGCAACCCCTCGAAGGTCTTCTAGCATTGCTTCTTTATCTAGAGTGGCTTCATCGTCCCCCGTATTTAAATCATGTGCAGCTTGAAGAGCTGCATAGAAGTCTACTGAGAAATCCTCTGAAGTATCAAGACTCTTGATTACACCCCAGCTAATGGCGTTGTCCACAGGCATGTCTTCACCGTCTGCCTTTTCTGCTTCTTCATCTGTAATCAGAAGGCCGATCAAGCAAGGGCCGTTGACAGAACGGTAACGGCATACTCCCTCTTCTGAAGCGGGAAGAGTCATGGTCTGAGCGTAGGCATAGACCTTATCGAAAGTTTCTTGCATTGTCATTTTGTAACTACCTCATAGAAGCGAGTGGTGTGAATTTCTCGGATGAACATTACTGAGACAATCTCTTTTTCAAGTCTATTTAGAGAGTGTTCCAATGTGTATACAGAGTCTTGTCTAATCGCAAGAGAATGGACTTCATACTGCATAAATTTCCTTTCTCAATTCGTCAAGAAACTGCATCATTAAAGCATTCCAACCTGGGAAATAAATATGGTCATGAGAATTCTGAATATTAGCCATCATATCTTGTTCCGCTTGGTTCATCCATGAAAGAGAGGGCATACACCCTTCATCAAAGGCAGAAAGAAAGTCATAGCTTCCAGATGCCGCGGCTTCTTCATCACTAATTACATGACCAACAAGGCAAGGCCCATAAACGGACCTATAAAGGCATTGATTGTCCACCATTGCAGGACGTTCCATCGTCTTTGCATAGGCATAAATCTTCTCAAACAATTCCTTAAAACGATCTGTATACACAATTATCTCCTTAGGCATCCTTTATACCAAATTATAGTAAAACAGTCAAGACCCAAGTCTTTCATGCAAAATTTCATCCAAAAGCTTTGGCCTAAAATTAGTCTGTTCCACAGAGGCGTTGAAGTACCTTGTGTCAGGATACTCCAGACCTGCAAAGGGGCCCTTATGCATAACACTCTTCACAACATTAGAGTGCAAGTGACCGTGAATGTTCAGACCCCAGCGGCCCAGAGACTCCGGGTGCAGAGGAATGTGACTCATGATGAAGCCCCGTCTCTGAACATAGCCACGCACATCGTCAAACACGTCGAAGTATTGACGCATCTTTGGCGGCTCGTGGTTTCCGGGAACAAGAACCTTCTTCCCCTTCAGCTGAGATACGGCAGCTCTGATCTTAGCGGCACTAAAGGCCACATCGCCCAGAATATAAACTCTGTCCGTGTCAGCAACCAGTTCATTGTACATATCAATCATTTCCTCTGTCATTACAGTGGAATCATCCCAAGGTCGCACCTTCGAGCCGTCGGCATTTGTGAAACGGCAGATGCCGTCATGATAGAAGTGGGGGTCACTATAGACCCATGCTCTCTTAGCCATTAATAAGTTCCCTAATTTCGTTTAGTCTTTTCATCATCTGCTCATGCCAATTTGGATATAGGGAGTTCACATCATGAGCCACTTGAATTTCCAGCAAGATCCTACGCTCTTCCGCGTTCGTCCAGTCCAGAGAAGTAAACCTTTTGTCAGAAATATTTCTTCCCACCCCTCTACCCTCTCCGAGGGTTGCCTCTGCATCAGAGATTACAGAGCCAATCAAGCAAGGTCCGTTTGGAGAGCGATACATACACCCTTTTTCATTACGGGCAGGGGCCTTCATTTGATAAGCATAGGCATAAATTTGATCAAATATTTCTTTAAATCGTTGGCTAATCACTTCGCATTCTCCTCATTCGATTTTGTAATAATCTTGTCCAACATATTACGCAGGTTAATTGCAGCCACAATCACCGAGGAGTCTCCACCAAAGGGCTGAGCACCATTAAATTGAACGTCATAGGCAAACTTCTGCCACTCCATCAATTCAACCTGCAATTCATTCATGTATTTGGTGAGGACTTTACCATCCACCCAGGTCACTACGTTTCTGCGCATATAAATTCTTTCTTAGAGGTTACAAAAAATAACACTTGACGTGAGGTCAAACGTATGGTACTATCACCTTACATTGTGGGGTTGCGAAGCAATCGCGGAATGGAAGAAATCAAGAGCGATCTCCTTGATCTGCGGCTTCGCCCTCAGGGCACCAGAAGCCATCGGCAGAGCAAGTAAGAGTGAGTTCGAAGATTTCTTTACCATCCGCTTCCTTTCATGTAAGTTAAAGTTACATTGACTTAAAGAGGTTAATGACTACAATGACTTAAGATAAGGCTTTTAATGACTTCTAATGTTTAATTGATCATGTCGACTTAGTGACTTCACTTTACTGGGGTGATCAAAGAACTGGGAGTATTGTATTTATAGAAGACAGAGTTAAATGTGCGATTGTAGCGACTCAGAAGTCTGAAAATTATTGGATAGCCAAGATTTTACGGACAATCACATCTGAATAAAAATGCGCTAATTCTTCCGCAGCTGAGTTTGCTACTCCTTCAGTCATAAAAGGGATAGGATTCATACCCTTGGCGACAACCTCCCACTTGGGTTCAGAGAGTCTCTCCCTAGTCACTCTGGTTCTCCAAGCAGGTAGAGAATCAACTTCCTCAATATCCCACAGGGTTCCTGCCCTCGAAGAGGCAGTGCCCTTGTCTTCATAGAATTTCTCTATGCGAGCGCCATTTCTGTCTATTGAAATCTTATACATTATTCCCACTTACTAAATAAAGTTGCAATTAAATTCCGAGTAAACCACTGAAGCCCTAGAATAGGCCAGAAAACCATGTAATAGGCAGTGGGATTCCATACCCAAACTCCAAGGGTTATTACAATGTATATTAAGATAATCATTCTTCCAAATCCGTTAACAAGGCTCTGAGATTAAGCGGGTCTATGAGTGCATCGCGCAAAGCGCGGAGTTCCTCTCTTTCTGCTTTGGCTAAGCTAGGGATTTCGAGCCCAAACATATCACCAATCTCTTTTGCAAGGTCCCTCTTGATTTCGACAGGCTTTCCGTCCTTTCGAACTCGTTTAGGGGCCTTATATATTTTCAGGGATACGAGTTTCCCAATGACAGATCGCGGAGAAACCTGAAGCTCCTCCGCGATACGGTCGACTGTCTCTCTCGTAGGGTTTACCTCATACTCAGTTTTGAGGTAGACTTCCATTTCTTTGGTGTACGAGTTCATAGAGTTCCTCTGGATTAAGGTCATACTGGTAATAGTCAAACATGAGAGTAGTCAAACGACGAAGCTCGTGCATAAACAGGTGAAAGTCCTCTGCCTTCATATTCTTGCGAGCATAGTCCAACTCAGGGGTCAATGCAGGCATCGACTTGATGGAGACGAGGTAAGCAGCAACTTCAGGATTTAGCATTCTTAAATTCCTTATATAGGAGAGTTCCAGCAATATAAAATACAGTGCCAATTATAGTGCCAATAGTTGTAATATGTACAAATGAGGCTACGATAGCTGTAGCTGCATAAGCAACTAGAACACCTTTATCAAACTCATCCATTGGCGGCTCGGAAGTCTTCTACGATCTTCACAGCCTGAGAGTCATAGCCGTCAATTCGAAGGCTATTGAACAGGTCGTCAATCAAGTCCTTCATAAGACCCATATACTTGTCCTCCTCGGCTTGGGTATCGAGACGTAGAACGTCCTTCATCATACTAATAGCAAAGTTACTTGCAGTCAGGATAACCATGTCCGAGATATTAGAGCCATTCATTCATTTTCTCCTCAAAGAGACGGTCAACATACCGCCGAAACCAATTAAACATTTACTAATCCTTTTAAATGTTGTGTAGCACCCGTCTCCTGCAAATCACAACCACCTCAATGCCTTGAGGGCTACCTCTGTTCGTTACACTCTTGCGGAGTGGGCCAGCACAGAAAACGACCTCCCTCAGTTTCGTAGGAGAGCCCCCGCTTGGTTTTGTATTAGGTACAAGTATAACACCTAGTCAGTTGTAGAACGACTACTGACAAACTATCTCTAGCCGCGAACTAGAGACCAAACACTGCAACGCTTCCACTACCTTGCGCTTAGAGGACTTAGCTCACTTAAGAGTTCCCGTCTCGTTAGACCGAAGTCTGCATTAAAGGCCCCCACATCCTTTAGAGAAGGAGTGGGCAAAACTCTTTTTCACTCTATACTTCACATAGCCTAGAGAGGCTCTGTCCCACTTGTCACAACAGCTGGAATCCTGCGCCGTGTCTTCACCATCACCACGGATTAGGGCTTATCATGCTACTGAAATAAGCACAGACAAGGATTCGTATCGACAACCTTGCAACCCGGCCAGAGGTCTCGGTCTGGCGACCGATCAGGCTACATGGCTGTAGCCTAATTTCAAAAACTGGTCGAGAGTATTTAAACCGGCCCTCTCGAAGGCAAAGGCAGACAACGCTGGCTACGTCACCCTTTCGTAGTGTAATTTTAAGGTCTCAAAACAACCTCGTGCCTACATTCCTCGGAATCGTCCACACCCCTTAGACCTGCTAAAGTGCCCTCAACTATCCTAGAGCCTCCCACTCATACGAGGGTTTACATCCCTTCTGACGCCACAAGTCCTGACGAACAGGGGGCGATTTTCGTAAAACTTGTTTGTTAGACCCCTACCTGACTAACAAGAACCCATATGCATCTGGGCCTATCCAGTGAACCTTTTCACTTCAAGGACTGATGTGGTCTCCCACCAGCAAGAGTCGTGCGTTCATCCTGCACAAGAGCCCAAAGGGCACACGGGATTGGCCGCTAAGCCAATTCTTAATTTGAAGCCAGCACCGGTAAACTGGAAAATACTCGTATCCATGCACGCACTTCAACAGTCGTTTTGCTCGCGGATTTAATTAAACTACTTCAAAACTCGTATGTGGTCGCCCCCGTACTCGCTCCACACCAATCCTACAAACCTTCGACGAATCTACAAGTATGTATTGGAATTCACCACCGTGTCTATCGCACACTTAATCGCTAACATTGGAATTTCGCCTAAGCTACTACGCTCAAGAGGTTAGAGGGATATTTATCGTCGCCCATGCCGACGGGGCCTGTTGCGAGCTATTTGGTAACTCAACCCTGTGCAGATTGCTTTCGCTGTAGCTGCACACCTACCGCTCCCTAGGGAGATTTATGAAGGGAAAGGCCGCTCTACCTTTCTTTCAAACTCGTATCGGTTAGAATTCCCTCATTTGATGAACCCTTATAGCACCATTTGGGCTGGGAGTCAACAACTATTTTTTACGCGCTCTTCAATGTCAGAACCTTCAAGAACAACCGAAACAATCTTGTAAGGCTCAAACAAAAATTCAATGTCCTCCGAAAGGTCCGGCTCTTTAATTTTCCATTCCTGGTATTCTTTGTACTCATCCGCAATAAATTCCATAGCCTCTTCTAGAGTCTCAAATTCAGCTAGATACTCGTCATCATACAGTAGTGTAAACATTTCCGCCGCTCCTTATGCATCCTTTATAGCCGGGCCGAACCCAAATGTCAATCCAAATCTTCAGAAGGTTGGTAGCAGTCTTCACAAATATCATCATGAGCGTCATATGCAAGAGAACTCATAGGCAAAGTCCAACCGCAATCTTTACAAACAAAATAATAAGAATCAAATACATCACAAGCCTGATCTTCTCTGGCCGTCGGATTTTCTTCCAACCAAAGGAAAATATCAAACAAAGCGGAACCACCGTCAATCTCAGACTCTAGTTCTGCAATAATTTCATCACGTGTCACAAAAACAGACCCCTTAAAAAACAGACTAGTCAAAAAACAGACTAAGCCTTATTTACAGCTCTCGAAAAGTTAACCGCGGAATTCCAGTCATCGAACTGTCGTTCGATAAACTTATCACGAAGCCAGAAGCCCAACAAAATCTTATTGTCTACAACTCTGCAAGTGAAACCCACAAATGCAAAGTGAAACCTAAACCAATCAATCAAAGCCATTTCTTTCCAGAAAATGCATGTAAGCAGTCTTCTCGCAAGGCCCCCACCCACATTTTAAGGCCATATTATCCGGATTAATAATGTATCCTTGCTGGTCTCTCTTAATCCAGAGATACCCAAAGCGAACATGGTCTAGGCCCTTGTATTGACTATTGGCAACATCCCGCATAAGTTGAGCCAAATTATATGGCATAGGCGAAGAGTCTTTGGGAATATAATTACTCCTCATCTTCGTACTTACCCAGCTCAAAATTCTTGAAGTCCGTCAGATGCCTAGTATTACTACGCTGAGACTCTTCCCACTTATCCAAAGCGAAAGTAACACCAGCAACAAAGGCTTCAAGAGCTACATCATGCTCGGTAACAGTCTCACCCTCTTTATACTTTATACGACCATTAGTCCACCAATGACCGAAACCCTCGATAATATCCACGCCATTTCTCCTTTGTATGCACTGTTATACTATGGCCGAGAGAGAAAGTCAATACCAAAATTGATCAAGCACTGTTTACAGGAGAGAGTTTTTCGTGAAAATAACGTGATTTCCGGCGCAACAAGTAATTTCAAGTCCAAAATTTCACTCACTAACACACCAGAAAGCCCACGAACGCGCCAGAAACACCAAGTTAAAGCATGAACACAACGAAAACACATAAAAACAACGGAAAAAACATTTATATTGACATTTCGCGCTGAATCTGTCATAATCGTATAACGCAAACACGAACATGTAAAATAATTGAGTTGACACTGCACTGTTCGGTGCTTACGTAGAATTTTCACTGTTGACCACGCACTGACCGGCGCGTAATAGTTGATTTTGCACATTGATTTCGCACTGGCGCAGCGGAGCTGCGCATATGATACAGTATATCATCTCATTTGCTATTGCGACTCATTCTCACAGGAGATGTGATAACATAGCATCCGACCCGCTTAAAGCGGACGAGTATAGACGCGAAAAACACGCCTGTCAAGCCCAAAAAATAAAAAATAACGCTTGACAAGTTCGCGGCGACCTGCCAAAATCGGCGCCAGCAAGCTGCTAATGAGAATCATTAGCAATAAGGCGGCGGCGAAAAGGGGTGTGACATTTCTGCCACACCCCAGATCAGTTACTCGCTTGCGGCGTCCTCAGCATCCGCAATGGCCTGATTGCCAGCCTCAAGGGTATCGCGCAGGCGAACCAGAACGAGGCGGTTGGCATTGCCCAGCGTTTCAAAGCTGTCAGCGTCAATGCCGCAAAGTTCGGCAATTTCTGCAACGATTTCAGCCTTCTTTTCCACAGCCGAGCCGTCCTTGCGGGTCTGCGGCTTTTTCTGATACTCAATATCATCCGAGCGCACACACTTCTGACGGACGGAATGCACGCTGATACCATACTTGTCAGCGAAGGCAATCGCCTTTTCATTCGTGACCGGCGAGAGCGAACGAAGTTCCTGTTCCATTTCCTTAGTATATTCAGTCATAATCAATCTCCATTTTTATCTTCGGGCGGGATTGCCTTCCGATGAATTTGTTTTAGCCTAGGCCAGAATGAATGTCAACAATTATTTTTCATCCTGTCCGGTTTTTTTCTCGTCCGGGGCGTCTCCCCTTCCGATGAATTGACATTAGCAGAAAAATCCGCCCCGTCTAATGCAAAAAACCGATCACAGAGAGCCTATTGATTAGTTTTTTTCGCTTTACATTGCTGAAAAATGGGCCTAAAATCGGCGCCAATCGTGTGACAAAAATGTCACACGACCCAATAAATAGTTATGGCGACGAAAATAGTTATTGACAAAAGCAAAAACCTTATGGCACCCTCCGCGCCCCCAAAGTAGCCGCATCCTGGTTCCCTAGCTGTCAAGATATTTTTTAGAGTTTCCCACATTTCTATTCTCCAAGAAACGGGGGCGGCAATTACTCGCCGCCCCTCTCTTTTACTTAGGCTGATACCAGTCTTTTACTTGCACCTTGCGCCAATTGAAAGGCTCAGGGGACATATATTCTTTAGGGCTTGTGCTCTTTACTAGCGCCGCAAGAATAGGAACCTCATAATCGCGCGCATCTTCAAGCGCCGTGTGCGGTTCGGGCGGCAATTCGGGGCCAATAATAAATTGCGCCAAATAATCCGCCTTAGTAGTAAAGGACATATTACCATGACCCGTCCGCGCATTAAACAAATGATTGTCAAGCACGAATTGACGATAAGCCTTTGTTTTCACCCACTTTTCCGCGGCAGCGTGCCACAAACAAAATGATTGGCTAAAAATGTCCAAGTCAATTTCACTTTTGCGGCATTTGTCCTTGTCAAAAGCTAAGTTATATGCTGTCAAAACAGGCTGATATTGTTCGGCAACCCGCGCAAGCCAGCGATTGATAGCGTTAGGGCTTGCCAGCATCCGCGAGCCTGTTTCAAGCATCCGATCATAAGCCGCATAACGCTTGGGCAAGTTGGCCTTTCCCCACAAGTCACCGGCTTGTGACATATGAAATAGGGGGTGGTTTTCCCGGTCAAGATAAAAATCGCGCACCAGAACGCCGCAAGATGTTACGATATTTCCTTGCTTGTCACATACTACCGCGCCAAAATCCGCAACCCTATCGGTTTGCGTAGTTTCGCTGTCAACTACCAAAAAATATTTTTTACGTGCCATACTGTGTTTCCTGTGTTTCGCCGTTCGGCCTATTCTGTTTAGGACAAGCCGTGACATAGTGCAAGAGAAACTTATCCACAAATAAAAATAATTTTGCGCTTGACAGGATAAAATTTGCCTGCTAAAATCGGCGCCAATTAAGCCCCTGAAAACAAGGGCTTAATCAGTTAGTCAAAAAATCCGCCCATATAGAGTAGCGGCAAAGTAACGCCACACCATACAATAAGCGTGGGCCAAATGTTCCAAACGCCTGTTTTGGGTTGGCCTTGCCTTGCAGCAATAACACCCAAAGCAAACAAGTTAATGAGCAAATAAGCTATTGCAAAACCAGACATTTTATTCTCCTGAAATAGCTAATCATTTCAAATCCGCCAACATTGCTGTCATAAGTGTAGCATATGCGGTTATTTTAGTTGCGTGATATATTTCATCCCTTGTATCTGAGGAATTGTAAAGTTCCTGCAACTCATGCAAAGCGTTTGTTCGCAGTTCTGTAATAGTATTTAGTTTTTCTTGCCGAGTCATGTTAACCCCACGGAAAAACGATAAGCGCGAGCAAAACGCTATTGAGCACAAAACCCACGGCATTGCTGACAATATACAGAACGTCATTGCGGTCAATAGCGCGCCACAAGAAAAGCGCTAGCCCTCCCCAAACCAGCAGCACCATTGACAAGGGCGGCAATTGATCGCTCCACCCCATGATATTGCTGACAGTGACGGGAATTGTCGCCCCATGAATAAGGCACATTCCAACCCAGCCGCCCAATTCTGCGGCTGGCATTTCCTTAACAGTGTTAATCAATTTTTGCATTTGCAAGCCCTTTCATCTGCTGCAACTCCCTTCTAGGGCAACGCCTAAACCTTGTCAATAAAAACTTATCCACAGATAAAAATAATTTTCCTCTTGACAGGATAAAATTTGCCTGCTAAAATCGGCGCCAACCCACGCAACATTGTTGCGTGGGAAGGTAATTAAAAGTTAAGATGCATTGTGGTTCCCACAATGTGACAGTTAATAAGTGCCAACGATAATTCTTCCAAGAAATTTTCTTGCGCATCCGTCATATTGTTTGGCCCATAATTACGCAAAAGGTCTATGAGCAATCGCCTGTTTTCGTCTGAAATATCAAAGTCCATTTAAGCCTCCAAAGGTTCGCAGGTGGTTTGACGCACAATAGCGTTAACCGCCTCGTTTCGTTCAATAATCAAAAGGTTAAGCTTTTGCGTTATACGCGCCTTTTCCTTTTCAGTATTGGCAATATCGCGGTTAATAAGGTCAATATTCCTCATTTCAATTCTCCAAAATAATGCGGTCGCAATACATCAAACCGGCCAAGACTTCAGACATTCCCGGCGTTCCTTCGCCATGCAAAAGATCTTCCTCAATAATGAGGATTAGACGCCGCCGGGTTGCCTCGTCAATGTCAATCTTTGTTTCTGCAAATTGCTTCATCATTTTACCTTATCCCAAATAAGTTTCAATTCCAGCCGCTTTCCGATGTAAATTGAAAAGTTATAGGCGAAAATTTTTGTTTGATCCATATTTGTGCTAGGGGCATACCAAAACAAAAGCAAGCCCTTTTTTCCAAATCTGCGAGTTTTGAACAAATCCATTTCTCGTCCCCTTCCCAACCCTTCTAGGCCAATCGCCCTTCCCCGTCAACAAAAATCTTTCCACAATTTATTTTTATTTGCTCTTGACAAGTGTTCTAGAACCTGCTAAAATCGGCGCGGTTGGTGTGACATTTCTGTCACACCAAAAGTAGTCAAAGAAACTTACGTTTGTTTTTGTTTTTCTTCCAATAATTAGATAACCCTAGCCCTATACTGTCCTTATATTTCCAAGTATTGGGCAATCCCTCAAGAAAAACATTCGCTATAAATAGCAAAGGAACAAAAAACCAAGTCACAGGGTGCCACCATCGCCAAATAAAAGAGATACCATTACCATCCCTCCAAATAGTAATTGCTCCAATATTCTTTAGAATTTTAGGAAAAGTTTTCATTCCGAATATCCCTCAATAGAGCAAAGCACACCACGGCGAGCAAGTCGTTCAACTACGCCTAAGTGATCTTCATACATTACCACACGTTCAGCGTCAAGGCAAGTCCCCAAACCCGAAAAATATTCATCTAGCATATATTCTTTTAGGTCTGCATCGCTATCCGTGCAGCCCTCAGGCCGTGCCAGAATAGCGTCGGCATAAAGCCCGTGACTGTCCAAAAAGTCAAGCCAAATCGGGCTAATCGTGCGGCTAGTGCAAACAATGGTGTGAAAACCCTGATTGAAAACACGCCGCATAGTGTGCGCGCGAGGCATCAAAGTGTCTTTGAAAGTTTGCTCTCTTGTGCAATTGTCAAGCCAGTGTTGCAGGTCAATGTTGCCGCAAGGCAGCGAACGATAGCGGTGGCGGCTGTCAATCACAGTGCCGTCAAGGTCAAAAACGTGGTAAATCATTTCGAGTCCTCATATGCTGCAATTTCTTTTTCAATCTTAGCCAATTCGTATGCCGAGTCAAGCAATTTTTCGATAATTTCTTGCTTTTTTCTAAGAAGCATCCCTAGCTCTGTCTCTTTCATCCCGTGTTCCTTTCCTCACCCTTCTAGGGCAAGCCGCGCCAGCCGTCAAGAAAAACTTATCCCCAAATAATTTTTATTTGCTCTTGACAACATATAAAAAACCTGCTAAAATCGGCGCCAATGGTGTGTTACATGAGTAACACACCAAAGCACTAAATTACCTTCAATTCTTCAAGGCTCACAAGACCCTCATTCACAAAAAAGTCAAAGGCGTTGTCCTGATCGTCTCCCTCAGACCTTTCATCTTCAAAGTATTCAACATTCATAGGGTTAGTGTTAAAGAATTTTTTTGCAGTCTCCCTAGAAGTAAACGCAACAGCCTCTTGCCCACAATCCCATTCACACCAAAGTCTAAACATTATTTACCTTTCCTTTCAAGGTTATAGCCGCGAAGCCATTGCACATATTCAACCGTTCCACGGCTAAAGGGATTAGCCGTTTTAGGCCAACCTTTTATGAATGCATCTCGTCCTGCCTTTTCAATCATTTGACACCTCAATATTTTGTGGGCTTTCCGCGAGCCTTCCAATACCCGTCGGAATAGCCTTTGCGGTAGTCAGCCTGCCACAAACGCGAACCCCTCGGAGAAACCTTATCAAGAGCGTCTTTGCGACCGTTCTTTGCACCAAGCTGATATTGCGTCAACATTGTCCGTTCCTCCTATGCTTCGAATATAGGGAATGCCCAAACGAAAGTCAAGAAAAATCTTTCCACAATAAAATTTATTTTTAGGCTTGACAGGCTGAAAAATTGCTGCTAAAATCGGCGCCAATTGGGTTGCATATAGCAACCCAAAGGCTCAAATGTCCTTTTCTTCCATAAAGTGAGCGAAGAATTCCTCGTCAGCCTTTGCTGCCCACCAAAGCCAGAATACCATAAAACAAATGAAAATCTCCATCACCATTCCCTCATCATGTCACAAATGTCATAGGCATTCGCATAGCCCAACTCGCGCATTTCCTGATAAGCGGTCAATTCCTTAGTCGTCAAGCGCGAACCCTTGAGGGATTCAACTTCTGCGAGAATGCTCATGTCCGACTCCTTGTTGATGAAACCACCTTAGGTCAAGCCTGCCTAGCCGTCAACAAAAATCTTTCCACAATTAATTTTTATTTGCTCTTGACACACCTAAAATTATCTGCTAAAATCGGCGTAACTTTGTTACGTTGTTTACGTTCACAACGTAATATAGTTACACAAATAAATATATTTAGGGGTTGACAGGGGGCGGTTATTAGACATACTAGTGGCTATTATATAGCTGACTACTCCCCGCGGCCACAATTAGGTCAAATCTTCAAGTAGGGTGCAGATAGAATAAAAGCATTCAGTATTACCATTAGGTAGTAATTTTTCATTTATTTTGTTTACGTTCTTCAATATAGCCTGTTCAAGTTCCAACGCCTCTATACGAGTCGGCACCCAAACGTAATCTAAAAGAGTATATTTAGGAAATTGATTAAAACGCTTTTCTAGACCTTCTTGAGTTATCCCCACTTTCTTAAAGTCTCCGAAGTCAACTAAGTACAACATAGTCGGCCTAAATATTTTATCAACATCCATACCCGCAGATTTCTTTGCAAGACTCCAATTGCCAAAACGTCTCTCTATGACCCCAGCTGATGGCTCCCCTGCAAGTCGATACTTATTTAATAAATTCTTGTCTGAATACTTTTTCACTATATTAATCAAATCTTCATCAGACCAATTTCTATAGTCATCAAAGTTGCCTATTAATTCTTTTTTAGACTGAATAGCCCTACGAGAATGATGAGGCAGTTTTTCACAAAGTTCACCTAGGTTCAAACCACTATTTATTAAATTTAGGTCTCCCTGACTCCAAGTGACTGTAGCCTTTGGAATGTAGTTTATTCTTTTCCACTTAGTTTTTATAGACTCTACAGTACGTCCCATTAATTCCGAGATTTCTAAGTTAGTCTTACCCTCAGACTTGTATGACTTTAACATTTCGATATTTTCTTCTGTCCATTTTTTCATAACACATTTTATACAAAAACCGCCCTAATGTCAACAAATAAATTTTAATTGTCCTTCACGGCCTCAATTGGGTAAAAACTGCTGATTAGGGTGCGGCCAACAAAGCAAACTTTTGAACCTTGACTTTTTACCCAACTTCAACTATTATTCTTGAAAGGAGAAAAATATTTATGGGAACTTTTACAACAGCCAGCCAAACCGTTGGAGTCAACGCAGCACGTGATGCAGCCATTGACGCCATTGCAGCCACACTCGACGGGGGCAAACTTATAATCTATTCTGGAACAGCTCCAGCCAACGCAAACGCAGCACTCGCAGGAAACACAGTCCTGGCAGAGCCAACACTAGGCACTCCAGCATTCGGAGCCGCATCCGCAGGTGTCGTTACAGCCAACGCCATCTCCGCAGATACATCCGCCAATGCCACAGGAACCCCTACATTCTTCCGACTTCTGACTGCCGCTGACGCTGTAGTCTATCAGGGAACCGCAGGGGCCTCAGGCCAAGAGCTTAATCTATCAGGACTCTCCGCAGGACAAATCGTAGCAGGAGGTTCCGTTCTTGTGTCCTCTCTAACTATGACACAGACAGCATCATACGCATAATATGGTAAGTATAAAGCACGCTACAGCTGCCGCAGACCGTCCTTCAGAAGGTCTCGGAGAAGCACAATGGGATGCAGACCACATAGTACCTATCGCCTCTCAAGTTGAGGCGGAGGAAGGTATTGCTACGGACAAATTAATGACCCCACAGCGTACTACACAAGCCATAAATGCCGTTGTTGGAACAGGAGTCGCTCGAGCACCCCATGACTTCTGGCAGGAAACTTGGTTCTCCGCAAACGGGGCCACTTCTCCAGACAGATGGACAGGTGCCGCAGTATCCTCAGGTACTAACAATACTGCAATACCCGCAGGTTCCATTGGCGGAAAGTTCCGTCATGGTGTATTCCTACGCTCCAGTACCACTGCGAACGGTGGATACCGTTATCAGACTTCGGTTGTCGCAGGAGACACCTTTGGACAGGCATCCCACAAATTCATTTGCACTTTCAAGTGGCTAACCTCCTTTACAGGTCGTCTAGTACGTCTCGGATTCCACGATACCTCAACTAGTGCAGACGCCACAGACGGTGCCTATTTCGAAATCAACGGAAACGTTTGCTCCGCAAAGACAGCAAATAACGGCACTCGTACCACAAATGGCACCACTATAACACTATCCCTCGATATTCCGTATGTATTTGACATTGAGGTGAATGCAGCTGGAACAGACGTAGTATTTTCTGTTACAAATGGGGACACTGGGGAACTATTATACGAAGAAGTAATTAGCACAAACATTCCTACGAGCACTACAAGGTCCTTTGGATCTGGTATAGTTGCGACTGAAAGCAGCACAACTGCGAGTGACATGGGAATACTTTACTACCTTGGAGAGGGTACCATAAATGGACACGTCACAGCTCTAAGAACTCTAAAGGGCGACCAAGGGATTCAAGGTCCCCCAGGACTAAATGGTGCTGGCTCCGTTGACATTCAAGCCATAACCTCATCTACAACTTGGACCAATCCAGGTACTGGAATGGTTCTTGTAGAAATTTGGGGGGCCGGAGGAGGCGGAGGTAGTGGAACCCGTTCTGCTGCTGGAAATGTTAGATATGGTGGCTTCGGTGGCGGTGGCGGTGGATACCGTCAACAGATGTTCCGTGCCGCAGACCTTCCCTCAACTGTTCTAGTAACTATTGGGGCTGGAGGGGCTGGAGGGGCTTCTTCCACAACTGATAATACTGCAGGCTCAACCGGAGGAAACGGAGGTACTACGACCTTTGGAGACATAATGAAAGTCGGAGGGGGAAGCTTTGGCGGAAATGCGAACGCTGGCTGGCCACAAGCCGGAGGAGGGGCAGCCTTCTTTGGTGGCTTTGGTGACGGTAACTACGGCGACGGAGGCGGTGGGTATGCAGATTACTATGGTTCAACCGGAGCCGTACTTATTTCTGGAGGTTTTAACGGAGGTGGATTCCGTGGAGGAAACTCAGTATACGGAGGAGCTGGTGGCGGTGTACTAGCCGATTTAGCAACCGATGCAGGAACTGGGTTCACGTCTCTTCTAGGCGGATGTGGAGGTGGGTCTGGAGGCTCAATAGGTTCCTCAAATACTGTAATCTCTGATGGTAAGGCAGGGGGCTCCCAAAATGGAGATGTTTCCCTAATATCTGCAGGCGGAGTACCTGGATATGGTGGAGGTGGCGGAGCCGGTGGCGTGAACGCTAATGGATCCGCCGGCGGTCCATTCCAAGGAGGCGGAGGCGGGGGACCCGTAGCTGCTGGTAATACTACCCGTAACGGTGGAGCCGGGGGTATAGCTAGTGGCGGAGGCGGCGGTGCCGCATCTACTAACGGTACCAACTCGGGGGCCGGAGGAGCAGGTGGTAACGGCTACGCTCGTATTACAACATGGGGATAAATATGAAAAGATACGCAATCATAGAACAAGGTAAAGTCGTTAATGTGGCTTTAGCGGAACAAGAATTTGCAGTCTCCGTTGGATGGGTGGAAGCACCTGACGAAGTAAGTATAGGCTTTTTATTTGAAAACGGAGTATTTACTCCCCCTGTATTAACTCCTCCTGATCTTTCCGCTTCTAGTGTTTCTATGCGACAGGCAAGATTAGCTCTTCTCTCAGTAGGTTTATTAGATGATGTAGAAAACGCTATAGATTCTATTCCCGACGTAACTCTGAGAAGAGCTGCCCAAATAGAATGGGAATACGCGACGGAAGTTAGAAAAGACAGCCAATTAATTCAGTCGTTAGGACCTAGTCTGGGTCTAACAAAGACTCAGATTGATGATCTATTTCATCAAGCATCTTTAATTAAGTGACATTTAATCCACTAGTATTTAATTCAACTGTTTTTGATACTGGTGGAGCGACTGGTGTAGGTGCTGGTACAGCATCTATAGTTCTGTCTACAACTTCTTCTGGCTCTGGAACATTTACAGCACTGGAGGTAAGCGGGACCGGAAGTGCAACGGCTAACCTAACTTTAGGAATAGCAGCCTCTGGTTCTGCTCAGTTTACTCTAGCTGAAGTAACTGCTTCGGGGGCCGGAACATCCTCGCTTACTCTAGGGATTGATACATCAGTAAGTGCTTCCTACGAGATAGGAGATGTAACTGGTACCGGTTCGTTAACTGTAAATATCAGCCTTGGTGTATCCTCCAGTTCCGAAGCCGAGTTTAGACAGCAAACTGCTTCAGGTGAGCTATATGCTCCTGAACTATTACTAAATATAAGCGCGAATTCCTCAGCTGAGTTCGCGGCAGTGCCTGTAGATGGCTCAGGTACTATTGAAGGGTCACTAACCCTAGATAACCCTACAGCTTCAGCATCAGCAGAGCACTCTTCTTTATTTGGTGTTGCCAGTGCCATAGCACCCGAGTTAAGCCTAGGTGCCCCAACTTCTGAAGCTTCTGGTTCCTACATAGAATCAGTTACTGCATCAGGGGAAATTAGCGGTTCAATTTCATTAGGAATAAGTGCTAGTGGATCTTCTAGTTACGAAGTAGATGATGTAACTGGGTCCGTTGAAGCACAAAGCAGCATATCCCTTGGTATTCTATCTGAGGCGCTGGGCCTTCACATTGAAGATGTAACTGGTGTAGTTTCTGCCGAAACAACCTTACTATTATTCGTTAGTGCAGATTCTGCTGCCAGCTATGAAGTAGACGATGTAACGGGTACAGGTGAAATAAATAAGGACCTAGTCCTGGGGGCTATCTCCTCAGCCTCAGGTACATTTACGGCTATTCCTGTTGACGGTACAGCAACAGTTGAAGGTAGTCTACTATTATTTGACGCGACTGTCTCTGCAGTGGGTACACTAGGATTTGCTCCGGTTACTCCAGAGAGTAGAATCGCAACTTTATTGGCAGAAATAGACAGAGTTATCCCTCTAGAAGTAATTATAGCCAGAGATACTACACTCAACACAGATATTTCCAGATTAACCGAGTTGGTGGACACCAACAGAGAAGCAATTCTACTAGGATAAATATATGACACCAAACGCAGTTATATGGGAGCAGATAATGGACCCACAAGACATTGTAGAGTACAAGGTAGAGTGTGCTCCTATCTTAGAAGAGGACGAGGATATAGCTTCCTTCTCCTTAAGTTTACCTTCAGAATCCCTGCTCTTTGGATTAGAACTAGGAACGGGAACCAGAGCGGCCTCTATAGAAGGAACTATTATAACTATGTGGTTTAGCTTCGACGGCTCGCCGATAGCAACCCCAGTTGTACTGCCAATTGAGCTAACCGTTGTAACTACTTCAACCCCTAGTAGAACAAAACAAAGAACCCTAGGATTAAAGGTGGATCAATTATGATTGTATATATTGATGGGACCAGAGCAGCCCTTAGTGGTAATGTTTTAGCTATGGCTAAGAGCACAAATGCAAGCTCCTTTACAATTGATGGAAAGAGCTACAAAGTTTTAAAGAGGTACCAAAGTACTTTTAATAAAGGCGTATTTAACTATCTACTGGAGGAATCATGAATAAAGCTTTAACACCGGAGGTTCTGGACATAGTTCAGTTATATATCAAAAACGGTTTTGATATGCAGGCAACTTCCAAAGCTTCTGGTCTCCCCCTAAAGGAAATTTCTGATACTGTATCTCACCCTCAAGCTAAAGCATACATCAATGAGGTATTCTTAGACACGGGGTACAGAAATAGATCAAAAATAGGAGCTCTATTAGACAGAATGATAGAGAGTAAAATTGAGGAAGCCGAGGAGTCTGAAGAATGGACCTCCGCGGATCTCTTAGAGTTATTGAAGTTCTCCCATAAAATGAAAATGGATGAGGCTAAGCTAGAATCCCCTAATACTCAGGTTAATATCGCCTCCTTTGGAGAGGGTAGTAATTATGCGGGTCTAGTCCAGAGGTTAATAAGTGGAGGAAAAAGCTAACTGGTTTATTCAGTTATACAATGCATTTAAAGAGTCGCCACTACGATTCATGAGTTTCGCGCTACTTTTAATAGGTTTATTATTTTTATACGAGCAACAGAAGTTAATTGCAGATTTAATTCCACCCAGTGTAGAAGACCAATCTACTTATTTTCAAAAGTCTATAGAAAGAGACTATATTATTAATAGTGCTCTAGATGTTCTCATTGATGACTATAGCGCTAGTTCGGCTACAGTAGTACAGTATCACAATGGTAAACATGATCTAACAAATGTACCATTCCTATACGCATCTACAACCTACTTAGCGGGCGAAATTCCAGAAGGCTTTAATGCCTACCAGGATACACCGCTATCATTAATGTCCAATTTCAATTCTAAGCTGTGGAAGCCGGAGCCATCTTGCACGTACTTTTATACTAACGATCTCAAAGACATAGTTCTAAAGCGTAGGTATAGACAGTTTGAGTTTGAAACTATCGTGGCATGTCCAGTTATGAATAATGCAGAGTATCCTATTGGCTATATTATGGCAGGATACACCCAGAAATTAACGGATAGACAAGCCGCAAGCATAATATCACACTTAAGATCAGTAGCATCCTTAATGGGCGGCTACCTTAAACCATACTAAGGAGAATAATAATGGAAGTTAAAAGAGGATACAGAAAATGGAGAGATGAGAACGGAAAGCTGCATAAAGAGCCGTACGTCGAGAAAGCAGAAATGCTTGATCTAGGTGAGGATGATGGAGAAGAAGAAGAACTTTCTGATGATAACGGACTCCTATGACATAAGAAGATATTTAGCAATTCTGTTCTCAGCTGGGGGAGCCATTTCTATGACTCTCCTACTTGCTTGGATTATATTCCTACTATCGGGAGTAGCCCACGCTTTATTAACAATTGCAATTGGATTACTTATTCTTATAGGTTTAATGCAAACCGGATTCGTAGCTCTTTTAGTAAAGAGATCAGTAGTTATTGCTAGAGACCGTTTCGAACTAAAAGATAGTGTGGACTTCGAAGGAGACTCTATAGTACAAGAGCAAGCTCCGCAACCACCAGTAGAACAACCACCGGAGTACCCAATAGAATGCCCCGATGAACAATTAAGGGACTATAAAAGAAGATGATCGTAAGTAGAGCAGATATTCAGACAGACAGACTACAAGATTTTGGGGACGCAGCGTTCCTAAAGCTACCTGTAGACGTTTACATGGGCGAAATGGGCATGGAACTCATTCCACCCCAAACAGCCGTAGTAAACGGAATGAACAACCCTAAGTACCGATTCGGTTGCGCAGCTCTGTCCAGAAGAACTGGTAAGACGTTCATCGCTAATGTGATAGGGCAGTTGGTGGCATTGATCCCCAACTGCTCTATTCTAATTGTGGCTCCTAACTACTCTCTGACCCAAATTTCTTGGGAACTACAGCATAAGCTTATGAAGCAGTTCAATCTAGAACTTGTGAAGGATAACGCCAAGGATAAGGTTATCGAGCTGATCAACGGCTCTACAATTCGTCTAGGTTCCGCCAATCAGATTGACTCTGTTGTTGGTAGATCATATGACTTAATCATTTTCGACGAGGCCGCCCTAACGAAGGATGGGGAAGAAGCCTTTAACATCGCGCTGCTTCCAACCCTGGACAAGAGCAACGCAAAAGCATTATTCATTTCAACTCCTCGTGGTAAGAAGAACTGGTTCTCCAAGTTCTACGACAGAGGATTCTCAGAAGAAACACCAGAATGGTTCTCCGTACAGGCTACTTGGAAGGACAACCCACGTCTGTCTCCTGACGTTGTGAAATCGGCGCGCAGAGACATGACCGACCAGGAATTCGCACAGGAATTCGAAGCAGACTTCTCAGTCTTCGAAGGTCAGATTTGGGAACTATCTGATGAACATGTTATTGACGAACTACCCGAGGGTGTACTACAACGCTCCGATGTAATTGGTGGACTCGACTTAGGTTTCAGAGACCCCACAGCATTCGTTACAGTTCTTTATGACTTTAAGACAGAAATATTCTACATTGTAGATGAGTATCACGATGCCGAAGCAACTACTGCGACACAGGCGGAAAATATTCAGTCTCTAATGAACATATGGGATATCGAAGTAATTTACATTGACTCTGCCAACCAACAGCAGAGATACGACTTTGCCTACACCTATGGTATTCCTACAGATAACGCGAATAAGAACGTTCTCGACGGAATTGGTTTCATCGGTTCGCTGATACAACAGGGGAAGCTAAAAGTACTTAGCTCGTGCACCAATGCGTTATTTACTTTCGACCAGTATCGTTGGGACCCCAATCCAAACCTTATCAAGGAAAAGCCAATTCACGACAAGGCGTGTCACATGGCGGACGCTATCAGATATGCTATCTTCACCTATAAGGGCGGAGCGCTCAGTGAGTATTGATAGAGGTACCAAACTTTTGGAGCTTGACTGCAAGTTAAAAAAAGTTTATATTTATTTCAAATAAAGAGAGAAAAATTATGGCTACAGACTTAAAACGCGACCCCATAAAATATGTTAGAGACAGAGCAAAATCGGCATACGAGAAGGACACCAAGTGTTACGTATGTGGTTCTACAACTAACCTGGATTTTCATCACTTTTATAGTTTAACACCGCTCTTTAACAAATGGCTAAAGAAAAACAAGATAGTTATTAACTGTGAGGCGGACTTACTAGAAGTAAGAGACCAATTTATTCAAGAACATCATGAGGAACTTTATACCCATGCTGTGACTATCTGCAACTCTCTACACCAAAAGCTACATTCCATTTATGGTAAGAATCCTACATTGGGCACAGCTAAAAAGCAGATGCGATGGATAGAGAAACAGAAAGAGAAATATGAAGTTCACTGACTTTCTTAGAGAAAAACTGTTTCTTGGTACCACTTCTGTATCGGATAAGGGTGCAGTTTGGCAGCTACCTGGAGACGATCCATATAGCATTGAAGCTCTACTTAAGAACTCTACTGCAAACAGATGTTTTAACATGATTGTGGACTCCGCTTCAGGAGTTCCATACGAGGTAAAGGGAACAAAGATTCCTACACCTAAAACAAAACTACAGCCTCCCGCAATCGAGAAGCTAATCAATAGACAACCTAACAGCCGAATGGACGCAAGTTTCTTTTGGCGCAAGGTAATCTCTGATCTTCTTGCACACGGGAACGCTTTTATTCTGTTTAGAGATAACGAACTATTCTATATACCTGCAAAGGATATGACAGTCTTCGGAAGCTCTACTAAGTTAGTAGACTACTACGAATTTACCGGACAGCTTGCAGATGATGTAAAGCAACTAAAGTTCAAACCGGAAGAAATCATACATATCAAGGACAACGCTGGAAAGAGTATACTAAAGGGAGACTCTAGATTTACGGGCCTGACAGCCGATCTTAGTCTATATAAGAAAATGAAGGCTTTCCAGGCCAATTTCTTTGATAACAATGCTGTACCCGGAATCATCTTTGAGTCTCCAAACACTCTTACCCAAAAGGTAAAGCAGAGAAAGATTCAGGAATGGAAAGAAGACTTCAACCCTACTAATGGGGCAAGAAGTCCCGCCTTCCTTGATGGTGGTATAACTCTCAAAAACGTAAACACATCCACGTTCCGTGAGATGGACTTTGAGAATTCCGCAGAAAATCTTGAAAAGAAGATCGCAAAGGGAATGGGTGTCCCTTATCTCCTATTAGACGGAGGTAACAACGCCAACATTTCCCCTAACCTGAGACTCTTCTACGTAGAGACAATCATTCCTATTAATAGAAAAATTAGTCAGGCACTATCTCTTCACTTCGGTTATGAGATTGTTATTGAAGAGTCCGCAGTTCCTGCGCTTCAGCCAGACCTAAGAGAACTAGGGAATTATCTATCTACTCTAGTAAACGGGGGCATTATGACTCCTGCTGAAGCCAGAGACAAGGTTGGTCTAGAAGACCTAAAAGACGAGTCTCTAACGAAAATAAGAATTCCAGCTAATATCGCAGGAAGTAACGCTAACCCAGCAGAGGGCGGAAGACCGCCGGAGGAAACCAATGACTAAGAAGTTCATTTTACCAACCACTATTGCAGTAGTTGAGCCAGGACAAGAAGCTCCTGCAGACCTAGCCAAGGATATCTTGGTAGTTGCCCCAGGGCAGCCTATCGAAGAAGCTGCGGCTGAAGCGGCTCCTAAAAAAGCACCTGTAAAAAGGGTTGAAGAAAAGAAGGAATAATGTTTAATCTTTTAGCTCAGATAAAAAGTGTCACGGAAAATGAGGACTCTGGGCAGCTAAAGATTGCTGGATTCGCTTCAACCCCTTCCGAAGACCGAGCCCGCGACGTGATACAAGCCTCAGCTTGGACTAAGGGCGGACTAAACAACTATACTAAGAACCCAATTCTTCTATTTAACCACAACTACGACAAGCCAATTGGTAAGGCGGAGTTAGTTAGAGCAGAAGAAGGTGGTTTATACATCGAAGGCACTGTTTATAACGCTGCGGCAGACACATATGCCCTAATTAAGAGCGGTGTTTTAAAAACGTTTTCTGTTGGTTTCCTTATTAAGGATGCAGAATACTTGGACCGTACTGGTGGATTACTGATTACTGAAGCGGAACTTCTTGAAGTTTCGGTAGTTTCGGTTCCATGTAATCAGGACGCTACCTTTGAACTCTCTAAATCAGCATCATCCGAAGCTGACTATAAGAAGATACTTAAAAAGTTCGGTAAGGATACCGACGAGGACGCCCCGGCGTCAATTGAAAATCAAATGACAAAAGAAGAAATTGAAAAAATGATTGCTGACGCCGTGACAACTGCGACAGAAGTTTCCGAACAGAAGCGCCTTGAAGCAGAAGCTAAGGCAGCTGAAGCAGCTGAAAAGGCTGCTGCAGATGAATCCCGTATTAAGGCTGTTGTTGGTGAAACTGTAGCGGAAAAGGTTTCTGAAGAACTTGCTAAGGCTCTTGACCAGAATCAGGGTGCAGACTTCGGAGAAGCTGTATCCAGAATGGAAGAAACCCTAAAGAACCACGCTGAAGAAATCAAGGCTTTCCATGACCGTAGTCGTGAAGGCTTCTTCCCAGGTGGAAGCAACGGGAGCAACAAGATTTGGGAAAAGGGTAGTCCTGAAAGAGACCAAATTATCGAAGGATATATTCTTTCTAAGGCGCTCAAGAAGCCACTAGATCAAATCGAATCTCAGAAGAGACTTGTTGAAAAGGTTAACGCCGATTCTTCCGTACAAGTTTCCAGCGCTGACTTCGAACAAAGAGTAAGCACCGAACTTATGCGTGATATTGAACTAGAGCTAGTTATTGCTCCTATGTTCCGTACCATCAACCTAACATCTGCGAGCCAGATCCTAGCGATCGCTCCTGACACAGGTTATGCAACCCACCAGGCTTCTGGAACTACACTTCCAGGTACTAAGCCAAACGGACTTCTTAACGAAGTTGGTGGTTCTCAGCCTTACAGCCTGAACGAAGTAATCCTTCGTACTGATAAGCTAGTTTCCAAGGCTTACCTAGCTAACGACACAGAAGAAGATACAATTCTTCCTATCCTACCTATCATTCGTGAAGGTATGATTCGTCAGCACGCTAAGTCCATGGACCAAATGATGCTTACCGCAGGTATTTCAGGGTCCACATTCCCTAACATGACCTCCAAGGGTCTTCTGAAGTACGCTGCTACAGGTTCTAGAACCGTAGACGGACCTGCTGCAGGTTCTAAGTACACCGCCGCTCACCTGATGAAGGGACGCCGTAACCTTGGTAAGTATGGTATTAACCCAGCTGACCTAGTTTACCTAGTATCCGTAACCGCATACTACGACCTTCTAGATGACCAAGAGTTCCACGACAACTTCCAAGTTGGAACAGGAACCAAGGTAACTGGTGAAATCGGACGTATCTTCGGTTCCAGAGTTATGGTTTCTTCTGAAATGTCAGAACTAACCACTGATAACGCTGTAGGTGCAATCGCACTTAACACCAGAAACTTCATAGTACCAAGACTACGTGGTCTAACCACAGAGTCCGAGTACAGCGTAGAAGGACAGCACTGGGTGCTTGCATCCACACAAAGACTCGGGTTCACCGAACTTATTGCAGATGCTAAGTCTGTAACTGCTGTTGCGTACGGCGCTTAATTAAACAATGGTTCCGGGGCTTCGGCCCCGGAGCTTTGGTGAGGACATTATGCTAATTACCCTGGAAGAGTACAAAGAATATAAAGGGAAGAACAATCCCAACAAAGATAATACTATTGAGCCAGTCGTAGATTCAGTGAATGCCCTCATCAAAGCATATTGTAATAGAACTTTCGTAGAATACTACGATACTGCTAAAGTTGTAAACTTTAAAATTAGAAAAGGACAGAAAACTGTTATTCTGAATGAAATTCCTGTAGTTGAGGTTGTATCCGTACTACAGAATGGAGTGGATATTACTGAAAAGGTATCTGTTCATAACGACTTTGGTTTTCTGAATTATGAATTTGAAGAGAATGCTAATCTTGTAGTAACCTACAAGGGTGGTACAGAAACCACTCCCGCAGACATTAAACTGGCTGCATATGAATTAGTAGATTTCTACATTAATGACGAGCACAAGCAAAGCAGAAGCTTAGGGGGTTCAACTATTGAATACTATCAGGTTACAAATGAGTGGCCTATTCACATTCAATACATATTGAACGCGCACAGAGATGTCTAGAAAGAGTCTAAAAAGTGTACTTTCTGAAATAGAGAAGGACGTACGTAAAAAAGATTATGTAAGAAATGCACTTTCGGCGCAACAAACTCACATTTATTTATTAGACTCAGACAACCTGTTAAAAGAAATTCTCTTTGACCTTAGAAGCCGTTATAGACTATCTCCGACTGATAAGGAAATAGATGGTATTAGACAGGCTTGTAACTGGTATGTAGAAGAATTAGCTAAAGCATTTGCTAATAACAAGTTTTTAAAGTATTCCGAGGGCGGCAGATTAAAGGGAGGGAAGCTCCAGACTGCTGTAATGCCTGTCAAAAAGGGTCCTGGAAAGTACGAAATAAGAATGCCCTCTGACGGAAAGAATATTTTCCGCAGAATTAAGGACATAAAAAGAACTTACAACAGACTCTTGGAAAGAAAAGTAGCGAGAGCTCTGAATCTTGATAAGAGTAACTTCGACTCTAGCGGCGGAGACAAATCCAAAGGTCTTATTGACGTAGGTCACGAGATAGGTTCCAGTATTGCTGAAACCGCAGGAACCTTAAGCTTAGGAAGTTCACTAGAAACCATCAGAACTCTAGCTGAAACAGAAGAATCTGTCAGAATATTTCTGAAAAAGATCAGTCCTAGTTTAAATAATACTACTTTTGAGATATATGTTACAGATGAAGGAAGAGCTTCCAACATTAACACCGTTTTAAAGGGTGAACGTGGGGCTGTTACCGCTGTAGCAAACGCTGTAAAAGAGTTAATTGAGACAAAAAACATTAATTGGCCTAGAGTGCAGGGTTCTCCCTCATTCAAGGAGTCCGCAATAGAAGCAATTATTGCAGCAGGGAACAAAAAGACAGTTCAAAAGCCTGCATCAGTAACTTCTGTTAGCACAAAATTAACTGGTAAGAGAAAAACAACTCAATCTACTGCTTCAACACCAGAAATGGTTATCCAAGATGAAGCACCTACTAAGAATTGGGCAGCTCTATTACCGATTATTAACGCAAAGCTTATGGCTGCAACAGTAGCACAGATGGGTGAGCCCTCTTTAGTTAACAGAACTGGCAGATTTGCTAGTTCAGCTAAAGTAACTGGAGTTAGTTCAACTCCTCAAGGCTATCCATCCTTCGCAATGTCATATGACAAGCAGCCCTATGGCGTATTCGACAGACGTTTAGGAGCCGCTCCCTGGGCTACTCCCGCAAGA